TTCTAGCTTGTCCTTCAAGCTTTTCTGCTATTGAGGAGAAGTCCTCTTCGTTGCTTTTTTTGCTGCAATAGCCTCCTGTGTCTCCGCACTTTGCTCTTCAGCAATAAATTCAACCACTTTTGCAATGATCTTACGAGGAAGAGTTTTAGTGTCTTCCATGTCCCAATCAGAAAGATCTTGCCATTCGTCATCAACTAAGCCCTGTCCACGAGAGCGGATGAATGCAGTAACCATGCGAGCATTAGTGGCTTCCACTGAAGATCCGCTGGTAATCATCGCTAAAGTTTCTTCCGTAAATTCTGAAAGTAAATCAGCTTCCGAAATCACTTCTCCACTTTGAAGTAATGAAAAGGCTTCGTCGATTGAAATATTGCGAGACGTGGCAATACGCTTAGCAAGTTGTACAGCACGAATAGTGGCCTGGCTCTGAAGCTTGCTAATTTCTTCTTGCTCGATGGATTCGGCCACCAGCCAACTACCATAACGCTTCATGCGAATTTCAGGCAACAGCTCAAAGTAACCTTCAGTTTTGGTCTGAACCAGAAAGCTGTATTTGCTCATGATCGAGAATGTTTAACAATGCGTTGAACACCTTCACTCGCTCGTGAGAAGAGCGGAATTCGGGCGGAATTTCAATCAGCATTGAATGATTGTCGTTGCTTATTCTAAGGGTGGGTTCACGGCAAGAAATAAGACATAATATCCCTACTTCCAATGCCATGCCATCAACAAGGCAATTAATGGCATGAACTGTATTGTCATTACTCCATAAATAATCAATTTTCATTTGCCTAGCGTAGTGCGTATTCGCATCTTAAGATCACGATTTATAGCGCTACTGCCAAATAAATCTTTCTGCTGAAAAACGTCGGTCCATTGACGTGGAGCGAGATTTGTGCTTAATCCTTCATGGACATACCAAGCGTAACCACGCCCACTGCTATTTTTTGCGTTCCAATCCCATGATGCGGTAATGTCTACTCCGCCTTGAGTGATGGAAAAACTATCCCTTCCGCTTCTGTATAAATCTCCTAGATCGAAAATATTACGAGGACTTGTAACCGTTTCTCCGTTCTTGCGCTCTGTCTCTCCATCGTAAGGCCATTTATCTTCTAAAAATTGATCGCGAAAATAATCATTCACATCAAAACGTGCCCACGTCTCAAATGCTTTGACGAGCTTGTCCTCTAATTTTTTAGCGTTAATAATTGTTCCGCCAACAATAACTCCGCTCATGGTGCTACTAAATTACGAAGAATTAGATCAGGAATTAAAAAGCGGCAGCGCTCATATGCAATATCATCGCCAGGAAAATATCGTGGCGTAGCATCTGGAAATCTCCTAATCATTCTGTCCATTGCCAATGCAATAGAATTGCTATTTGGCGTATATTGCACTAAAACCACTTCCCATACCTGCGTAACTTTTACCGTGCCTCCCAATGGAGAGCGGGGCGCGAGTTCAGGGAACTCTCGCATAGTCACTTCTAGGCCTTTTACCTTCCATTCTTTTGGCACGCTCTGCCTGCCCACCACGTACACTGCAGGAAGCGTAGAGTTATTTGGCAAGGTATATGTGCCAATAAGATTAGGCGATGCAGAAAGCAGTTCCGTAACTGTTTCGCGCAGTTGTGAAATGTTCATTAAAAAAGCCTGCCCCGTAAGGACAGGCTAGCGAAGATTCAATAAGAGAATCAGGAGTTAGGAGCAGTCGGAATGATGCTGCCAGTCTCAGAAGCGTTCTGGTGGACGCCGATGCGACCACGACTGGTCAGATCAAACGTTACTTCCACAAGATTATCTGCGGGATAGCTCTCGTTGTAGTTCATAACGCAAGCAACAAATGCCACGCGGTCATAGTAATAAGTGTTACCAGAAGCGCCAAGTTGCTTGTTAATTTCCACGTACACTTCGTGGTTCTTGTCGTAGCGGCTAGCGCTAACCACTTGGAAAGCCTCGTCAAAACTGTTTGGCAGGAAGACGGTGCCATCAACATCCTTCTGGAAGTAGGAGGTGATGGAGGCAGTAGCCTGGCTGGTGGTGATCACGCTATCAGCGAAACCGCCGCCACCCAGCAGATAAAATTCCTGGTTGCCATCGTTGAAGGCAACAGAAGCAGTGGTAGCTGCTTGCAGAGTGTAGAGAGTAGGAGCGCCGCTAACAGTAAAAGTAGCGCCAGATTGAGTGATGACAGGACGAGAAGTGCCGCCAATAGAGCCCACGCGGACAATCACGTCCTGGCTCTTCACTAGCTCAGTGGGATGGTAGAGCATGAGAAAATCCTCAATGGGAAAGAAGAGAGTTAAGCGTTGTCCACGCTTCCTTTGCCAATCAGTCTAAAAATACCCCTGACTGGAGTGCCCAAAAACTGCCAATAATGAATAGCAATTTGTTCGTTCGGCAACAGTTCAAATCTTCCTTCCCTTCCATTGATCGTAGCTTGAGCAGAATCTCCTACAGTTACGCCAGACAAAGTAAGGGGGCTGGTCATCCTGCCTTCCATATAGACGGCAGTCATGTCAGCCCCGAGAAGTTGATCGTAACGAGGATTATTCTTTTGTTTTAAAGTGGCGTAAAACGTCACTCCAGTGGCAACTGGCACATAATTGCCAGTTTCTGCATCAAGCGCATATCCAGATGCCACACTAAATACCAAAGTGGCATTTGCAAGTGGCTCCAGATAGTTGCTCACACGACAAACCCAACAGAAGAAAGAGGAAGATTGTTGGTCATTCGTTTGAACTCCTGACCGTATTGAGTGGCATCAAGCCCCTCGCCATACACCTTGCCATCAGTGGCACCAATTTGAATGCCCATCTGAGCTAGTTGAATGGCAATGATATGAGCAGCAAGAAATTTTACCGCCCTATCAGTTTGAGCCCCAAACACATCACTAGAAGCATCGTAAGTAGCTTCTGCAATAGCACCATTCACGATGCCAGAAGGATGTGGACTGAATTCAGGGAAGCGTTCAAGAAAGCTTGCGTAAGTGACTGCCATAATCAGGCCTTCCCAATACGAATGGCTTCAATACGCTTCGCGATGGCATTCCTCACGCGAATACGGCCTTCAATTTTCTTCCAATCTGCCAGACGATCTGGATCATGGATGAGTTCAATGGCGCGAATTGCTTGTGTAAGGGGAAGTTCGCTAAGGCTTTGAACATTTTCTGGTAGATCTTCTACCATCACCTGCTCTTTCATTTCTTCAATGGCGCCAATAGCAAGAAGCTTTTTGACGGTGCCGTTTTCTTTAGCTTCCTTCCATTTCTCATCAGGAATTTCCTGATTAAGACCAGGAGCAAGTTGAATAAGCCCGCTCTTGGTAATAATGCCAAACCCTGCATCACGAGGGGGATTCTCAAGTTCGGGGCGATAAGCAATCAGCATTGTTCAAGAAAAACAATTGCTAATAGCTTAACGCCCCTCTTCTTAATTAACTATCCTCAGCTAGAAGCTTGAACGTAGATCACGCTCTTGGGATAGTACAGAGCAACGCCACCAACGCGAGCGTGAGCGGGAACGATAAATTCCAGACCACGCTGCTGAGGGGGGAACAGCTCAAGGGGCTGAGGAATGTGCAGTTGCACCTTCTCAGGATCACGCTTGTACACCACCATACGGTCGGTGTTCAGCACGCTGTTATCAGCCTCAAGTTGGTTGATGGGCTCAACGTTGCGGATGTAAGGATTGGTACGCAGGAAGTACTCCAGCACGGTCACGTCCGAAGAGTCGGAATTGCGAGTGGTGCTGATCTTGTTGTAATCTGCGTAGGACAGCAGAATGGTGTCCGGCTGCTCCTTCATCTTGGAACCATTGATGATGGCAGTCACGCCATAGTTCAGCAGTTCCAGCATTTCCTGAGCAGTGGTGCCGGCAGTCGTGAACCACTTGTCAGCAGCAACAACATCCACGGTGGAGTTGTTGAAGAAACCAGACAGACCCACGGCGCTTTCACCAAAGAAAGCCACCTCTTCCACTTTCTCCTCATAGGCACGACGCACAGCAGCAGCACGACGCTGCTCCAGAGCGATATTTGCCATTTGAGCGGCACGCAGTTCCTGAACGGTGTAACCAAAGGAACCACCGAAAGAGCGGATGTTGATGCTCTTCTCGGTTTGGCTGATATCAGCGCGGGGCAGATCATCAGCAGCATCAGCAATCAGACGGAACTCGCCAGTGGAGTCCATGATGCGATAGGTGAAGGTCTGGGCGCCAGGACCAGCTTCAGCAGTTACAGGCAGAACAGTCGGATATTTGATATCCGCATACTGCACTTCAAACACTTGGGGGCGGATGTACTCAAGCTGACGCTCAAGAAACAGGCCCGCGTCATCCATACGGAATTCAGACATTTTTAAGAGCCTCCTATCAAGAATCAGCAGAGAGGGTGAAGCTCGGACCGTTCAGCTCCAGCACAGCAATGCCGCTGCCAGTGGTGGAGGTAAGGAAACGAGCGTTAGCCAGGCGAACAGTTTTGCCCGATGCAAAAGCATGGGAGAACTGACCGGCCTTGCCAGTGCCGCTAGCGGAATACAGCACACGCACGGGCGATGCGGGAGTCACAGCGCCAGTCACATAAACAGCAACTGCACCTTCGTTAGCCACGTTCATGGCTTGCTGATTCTTCACGCCAGGACGATTGTTTGTATCGCGAGCCGTTTCATCAACATAAGTGAGGACGTTAACGCCCAGCACGGTATCAGAAGCACCAGAAATGGTGGTAGCAGAGTTAGCGACAGTACCAGCAGTGTTGTACACAGCCAGATTACCGAAAGCAACAACAGCACCACTCTCATTGACATAGGTGCCAATGGTGTTGTCGCGAATGTCAGACAGTTGACCTTCCAGCAGTGCGGTTTGCTCCAGAGCGTAGCTCTGTTGCACGCCACCAGCGGAGGCAGTGCCCGAAGCAGAGAAAGTTACGGCCATAATTACTTAGCCTCCTTGGAGATGGAAAGGGGCTTCTTCCAGGCATTCTGCAGCATGTCCATGTAGGACGAAGGTGCAGACATGGGAGAAGCAATGGAAGCTACGACTTTGCGCAGCTCATCAGTGGTGGCGGAATCTTTGCGACCCTCAGAGAGAGTATCAAACATTGCCTGCACGTAGTCATCGCTCTTCTCAGAAAGATCGAGCTCATCACCACGCACTGCCTTGATGGAATCAACCATCACTTCGCGAGCAGTTTTGCCAGCGAAGTCGTAGGCGGCATCGAGCACAGGCTTAGCCTTCTCGACAAGAGCAACACGCTCTTCCACCATGGAATCAAGATTGATTTCCTTGGCAGCAGCCAGTTCAGTATTCAGTTCTTCGACCTGCTCAGCCAGGGCATCGGCGCGACCTTCGGCAGCGTCCATTTTGCCTTTCATTTCCTTTTCCATAGCGTCCATTTCGGACTTCATGGAATCGGCGGCGGCTTGCAGCTCGTCGTACTTCTTCTTCATGTCCTCGTAGGACATCTTGGCGTCTTCGCGTTCTTTAGTGATCGCAAGAGCAACGCTCTCCGTCACTTCAAACTCGGCGCCGTCGAAAACGACTTTCGCGCTCATAGTTGTATTTTCCTCGATGGAAATTAAGGATGGATCAGCAGCATCTTGACGATCAAGATGAAGCTTCACTTGCGGGCCAGCGCGGCCCCGACGAACAACGGCGATGTGATTTCCGATGATTTCCTTTTGGATGCCATCGTAATGCTCACCGCTATCAGTAACGCCAGGCGTTGGATCGTAGTTGACCCTATAGCCAGCGCTTACCTCACGAGCATCACCTCGCATGATACGTTCAATGGTATCTTCGTCCGTGATTGTCATCACGGCCTTGACAAAACCATTGTCGTACACCACTTCAGTGCCGCTAAAGCCTACTTGGTAGTCTTTAGTATTTGCGGCATCAAGAAGAACAGGAGGGTGCTCCGAAGTGATTGCCTTGCCCGCAAAGGAAGCAAGACTATCGGGAGACGCCACTTCTGTTTCAGGCCTATATTCACGCCGCACTGAACCATCAGCATCTGTATAGAGCTGAATGCCAGTGCGAGCAATAGAGGCCCATGCCCGAAGATAACCTTCAGGCGTCACCTCATATTTCTCAATAGGAGAGAAATCGTAGCGACAAGATGTGGTGCTCATATACTTACTTTACTAATAATTATAGTTTATCATAAAAACAACTATTCAGAACAGACTAGCCTCGTGATGTTTCTTAAGAAGAGTACCGCTGATGTCCTTAAAATGCCTCATCAGCAGGCTCGCCTTCTCATCGCTTCTCGCATTAAAGAAGCCCGCCTTAATAGCGGGCTCTCTCAGAAAGATGTGGCAGATGCTTTACATATTAGTCAAAGCTCTTACTCGCGCATTGAACGAGCGGTGCTACCGCCGGATTGCGTGCAGGTGAGAACTCTCAGTGGCCTCTATGGAATTAGCGTGCTATGGCTAATGGGCTATCCTTCGTTCGTGGTCAATGCAAAGCGAGAATAATCAATCCTCATCATCATTATCTTCTTCACGAATATCGCGAAGTTGATCCTCAATGCCTTCCATGATGTATGACTTTGCCATTGCCTCAATTTCAAACGTGAGAAATTTAGTTGGCTCAAAATGAGGGTCAGGTTTTTCGTAAACGCTCATCACATAGATGTGCGTTTCGTCAAGACGCCCATTTTTAAAACATTGTTTTTCCACTAATTCCCATCGCGAAGTATTGCGATGTTCATTAGAGGAAAGAATAGACAGCGCCTGCAAAAGACCAATGCCTTCGTCTTCTTGCTCGATGACGCGCACATATTCGCTCATTAATCTTTTTGGCGACTTTCCACCATCTTAATAATACGATTTGCCCACGCTCTACCAGCATCGCCTCCCCATAAAAGCCATGCAATATAACCAGCATCGTTTTCTCCACCACTTTTGTTTTTTTCATGGCGAGAGAAGAACGCAGACATTCGTTTGATCGTGGCGAAGCTTACCGCTCCGCCACCGGCCAGATCACTAGCTCTAGCAACACCGCTGCCAATACCTTGCTTGCCTGCCTCCTGTGTCGTTAAACCACCTTTTCCATGCTTCTTGCGCAGTTCCAGACCGCGTCGCGCAGCGCTTCTAACAGCAGCGGGAGGGGCAAAGCTTTCAGCGTCGCCCCTTAACGCTTTTTTTCACAGCTTGCATCCATCTCACCTTCCATCTCTGCTTCTTCTTCCGGCTCTTCTACTTCCATGCACATCATCGTGTCAATATAAGCATCGATATAGGCATCACTCTTGCCCTTCATTGACATACCTGCCTCAGAAAGAGCAATCGCAATAGCCTGCTTGCGATTTGTAACAGGCTTTTTATCGCTCCCCTTAAGCGTGCCGGCCTTGAATTCACGCATCACCTTGGCAATTTTTGCCTGCTTTTGTTTTTTAGTCATGATTCAAATGCTTTTCTTAAGCATACTCAATGAATAAATCCTATCGGCGCCGTAGCTATATTCATGCCAGGAAAAAGTTTGTCTCGATACAAAACCATTCCAGTGATGAGGCGCTCTGCGATAAAAGCTAAAGCTCGCTTGTCATAACCTCCAATGCGAAGAAAATGCTCTTCGTGCTTATGCCAAATAGGGGCAAGCGCGACAAACAATGCACTCATGAATTGTTTATACTGAACATTACTTCCTCGCGCCATATTGCAGCCAATAAAGCTATTCTGCTTCCAGATGGCATCAATTTCTTCACGAGAGAAAATCCAACTTCCTGAATCAGCTAATTCTCTTGTGATAGCAGGCGCATCAAATGCTGAATGTCCACCATAGAACTGTTGTTCTAATGTGCAGTTAAACAATGCGGGCTCTGGAAAATACAACGTATCCTCGTCGTACCATTGATTTTCGGGCTCAATCCAATTCCGGCGATATTGCGCATTACCAATATTTTTTTCATTGGCGTTGAGAATCATCCAAGAGATGCAAGACAATTCTCCCCATCGACTATTGCGAGTGGAAAGAGAAGCATTCTCATCATCAAATACATAACCCTCAGAGCGAAGCGTTTCACGCTCATCATTGGACAAGGCATAAGCTCCTCCCATAATGGGGACAATGCGAGAACGGGCTTGGTAGCGCACCTTTTCGCCAGGAATGCATACGGCATAAATTGTGCAATCAGACGGTTGCATACACTTTCCTCGCGGCCCAAAGCTCGTTGTAATTATTAACGCCTTTCGCGCCCAATCCAGTAAGATCGCCGCCACCAGCGGGCTTACTCCAAGCCATAATCGTACCGTCAGGCAGCACGAATGCCCTATTCTTCTGGCCGTGCGTAGGCGTCAGTTCAAGATAGTCTCCGTAAATAAAATTAACCTGACTTCCATTTGCTGCAAGCGCCTTGCCAAGTAATGTTGGACCAGTAGGGCACAATGGAGTGATGCCATAGTATTGCGTTTTGCAATTTTCGACAATCATTCCAATGGCGCCCTGTAAAGCTTTGTTGTCAGGCTTGGAATAGAGCACAGTTGTAGCGCAGGCCCAGCTTGTATAGCTAAAGCGCTGAATATCACGAAAGGCCAAAAATTCAATACGTTCGCCGAGGTCCACTGCATTAAAAGCCCTCACACCAATATCAAAATACCAGCCGCCAAGCTTGTTCAATAAACAGAAACGGCCAAGGTCTGCTTTGTAAGAAAATGGCGTTAAACAATCGTAAGCCCATACAACTTCTTGTTCATAATTATCAACAATGAAAGCACGGAGTGTCTCGTTGTTGTAAATCACATGCTCCACATCTGGAAAGCATGCATCAATGGTGCCAGTGGCATGCTTAAGAAATGGACTTAGCTCTTCCGATGGATTAGCTGAAAGGAAGATTTGTGAAATCTGCATGGCGATCAAGCGATTTTTGCGGGAGTACCAAAACCTTTGAATTCAGGCTCTACAGGCTTGGCATTAAGAGTGTCCATTACTGCTTCTTTTAATTGCTGCTGAATATAAGGCCAAGTAAAAGGCTCTTCATGCAGGCGGTTGTAGCACCACTTGCCATGCTCTTGCAGGACATCGCGATTTTCGTAGTAATAAGTAAGAATGTCCGCTGCAGATTGTGGATCTGGAAGCAATCGTTCCAGGCCATAGTTCCTATCGGTTTCACTACCAATGCATTCAATGCGAGGCAGCTCATCAAAGATTTCAGCCAGGCTCGTATGATCTGGTACAACTTGAGCCACGCCAGTGGCGCCATGCTCTGAATTAACCAGTCCCCATCCCTCTCCAATGCAAGTATTAATACCAATATCGGCAGCGTTATACACCTGATTGAGCTGTTCAATGGGAAGACAGTTGTCCACAGAATAGTGTGGGCTTGTCAGAATCAGCTTGCCAGTGGGGTCAAATCCTTCATCTCGTGCCACGCGCTTAAATAAGGGAACGAGTTCCCAGCCCAAATCCTTGCTGCCCATGTTAAGCCACAAGCGTGCATCATCCTTATCTTTCGCAAATTTAATAAATGCTTTAATCGTTAAATCAATCCGTTTGCGCGGTTGATTCCTGTTGCCATTAAATACAACAAATACATCTTCTGGAACACCCAGCTTTTTACGGCATTCTTCTTTGTCTAGTGGGAAGAATTTGGTAAAGTCAGTGCCGTGGCCGATAATGTAAACAGGCTTTGTGTAGCCCATTAGCTCAAGCTCTTTCTTCGCAAACTCCGTATAAGTGGCAAGACCATCCCATTCCATCATGGGCTTTGCTAGATCAGGGAAAAGCCCATATGAGTCAATGGGGGTATAAACAAACCATTTAAAGCCCATCTGCTCTTTCAGTGGCTTTGCTTTTTCCCACAAATTCAATGCAATCCAGATGTCATTTGTTACCCACACAAGATCAGGCTTCACTCGCTGAATGACTTCTGCAATACGATGAGACCCAAAAGGATCCGCACCATGCAGCATCGCCGGAAACACTTGATATTTCTTCGCCTCTGGATGGGGATCGCCATGGTAATTCACGGACAGAACACTCACTTCGTGCTCTTCAGCCAAAGCAGGAAGCAAATATTGCGCAACGCGGCCAAAACCAGTTTCTACAAATGCGTCACCGCAGTAAAGAATACGAGCCATAGTCATCCGTGAATCTTCGTCATCTTAAGGGCCTTTTATACTGAGGGCACAAAAGAAGGAGGAATGGTGCTGTCGCAAGGTTCTATTCGTTTCTGTATTAGTACGTGCAAGAAATTTGCTCCCCATACCATTCCAGTGATTATCCCCAGCTTGCTGGCTGCTGGCATTGGTCAGGAAGAAATTTTAATTGTCAATGGTGGACAAACTGTTCGCGCTAATACAAGCTACAAAGGTGTACCAATGCTGCTGACGCAGCAAAATTCTTTTGAATACACACCATTAATTGAAGTGGTGGAACATTCAATTGAAAGTGATTATTGGTTCTTGCTGCATGACACTTGCATTGCAGGGCCAACTTTTAAGGCTTTGGCTTACGAACCACCAGTGGAACACCCAGAAAAAGTGGCAATGAAGCAAACGCCATCAATGAGTATTGGTCTATATCGCTACGACTATCTCATGGCTCATAAGGAGCGCCTGATGGCCATCAAAAATATGGACAACTCGCCAGAGGTATTACAACACTGGAAGCAATGGGGAGTGCCGAACGAGGACTATATGCTTTGGAAGCTTCAAGACGTGCGTTGTCATATCTATCATCCTCATCTCCATGGTCCAGACGAATGGAATTACCAAGGCCATGCTGATCCTTATGGCACTGGAATGCAGCGTCGCATTGAATTTTTCCCTCAACTAGAGCTAGCCAAAGCTAAAAGCAACTGGCAAGGCGTGCAACCCCACCTTTGTATTGACATCTGATGAAGCGTGTAGCAATTATTGGCGGCGGCTGGGTGGGCTGTCATTTGGCAATGGTTTTGCGGGACCAAGCGGAAGTGGTGTTGTACGAAAAGAACCATACGCTCATTTCAGAAACATCCTTTGTCAATCAAAACCGCTTGCACTATGGTTATCACTACGCCAGAAATGCTGCCACTCGCCGTTTATGCGCGACTACTTTCGTGCGCTTCATGGAAGACTATGGAAATCTAGTCCATGATGTAAGCAATAATTACTATGCAGTGTCAGAAGATGAAAGCCTTCTTGATGCTGAAACTATTTCAATTATTTTTGGAAAAGGGCCACATAATTTACTGGACTCACAAGCCTTCGGCCACACATCGCTTTTATTAAATACGCCTGAAAAGCGCATTGATGCAATTGGTGCAAGTCTATATTTTCAATGGCAACTAGAGTCATTAGTTAAAAAGGAAGCAATTCAACGCTCCAATCTGCAAGCACTAAAGAAAGATTATGATTTTGTTTTTGATTGCACTAACAACTCTCTCCTTGAGCCATTGCCTTCTCAGTTCTTTGAAGCAGTGGCTATGTTCATTTATCGCCCCAAGAAGCCTCTTCCATTTGGCGCTCTCACTTACATCGACGGAGAACTATTTTCCATCTATCCATACAACGAAACGTGTTTCTCGCTGAGTCATGTAAAGCATGGAATTATGAGCGATAAATCGCTGGACAATGCGGACAATGCAAGGCGCTTAATTGAAGAACACGTGGAGCGCTATTGGCCTGATTTCTCTGATAGTTTTGACTATCTATTTCCAACGCTTTCAATCAAGGCAAAAGTTAAAGATAGCAGTGCTAAGCGTACGCCATTGATGCGTCAGGAAGATAATTTATTCTCTTTTTTTACTGGCAAAATCCAAGGCATCTATGCCATCGAACAAATGGTCAAACAAATTATTGCTCAACCATAAAGCCGCCTAAATAGTGGGTATTCTCGATGGTGCTGGTTGACATTGACCAGTTCCCTCGTGATGCCATATTGATAGCTGCTTGAATCAAGAAACAGTTTGATCTGCCTGTGCTCATATTGATTCAAAATGGGACCATTGTCTGTATCGCTGATATGTACATGAGCAATAAAGCGAAAATAATTCTTGATAATCTTCCTTGGACTGTCGCCTTGCAGCCATGCATTATTTGTGTCAAGCATTGTCTTTACATGATGCAAGTTGTAGAAGTCAATATGATTGACAATCTCTTCGACTGTATAAAAATATTTACCTCCAAAGGCTTTGGCGATTGGCTCAATACAAAGGATGGCATCGTTCGCATCCAACACGCTGTCCATTCGCTTCAAAACTTCCATAAGACATGATGGACTTCCTCTTCGTAAAGCAGGACTGCCAAGTACAAAACGCTTGATTCCCATAAGAGAACCGAGCTTTACAATGCGCAATAAATGTTCTTGAGTGGCAGCCGTATCTTCAAAACTTTGCACGCTGCTGTCATAAAATAATGCCTGGGCAGAATAAGCCCAAAGTCCATAGTGCTCTCGATAGCGTTTTGCAATATCACCAAAATCTTCATTTCTCGCGAAGATACGAGAAGGGACAATCTCAATAAAATTAAAAGCGCCTGCATTAGCGCTCAAAATGTCATGCTCTTCTTCATCCTTCCAGCCGATAGCGCTAATTCCAAGCATTGATAAATGCCTCCATTTTCTTCATTGTTTCTTCTTTGCTAGCAGAATATGGAGCATAGTTGTATTCAATGCGTGCCCCGCAATCGACTACCTCTCTAGCCCAAGCAAACCATTTATCAATAATTTCTAGAGTTTCAATGGGCTCAGGAAACCACTGATACACTCTGCCTTTTTCGCAGGCTTCAGTATGTGCCCATAAATCATTCAGATCGTACCATTGATAGCAAGAATTAGCGTTGATTTTTTCTACGTTGTTCTTATTAAGAAGATCAAACAAGATGTTCTTCTTGATCCGCTTGTGAAACAATGCAGGAAGACGAATGATTGTAATAATAGCCTCCGGGAATGTAGCCTTGACTAATAACTCAAAAATGTATCGAACAGAGCCATAATCAATATCATGAATTTCGGGATAATTCTCAACGTATTTATAAGTTTGACAATAGACATCGATGGTCGAATAAAGAATGATCTCCTTTGGTCTCAACAATCTTATTTTTGTCAAAACATGGTACATATTGTCGAAATCAGCAGCAGGAGCTTGATTTACCTTCCATTTCTCCGCTGGTAAACACGCCAAATAAAGCCTGTTGACATCTTGTTTCAACAATGGAGCAAGGTGGATGTTTTCGGAATTAAAGCGGCAATCAAAGTCATGATGCTCGCGCAAAACACTACCAATCAGGCCAGTGCTTCCAACCAAAACGTCCATGCTCAAACTGCTACTACAGGCACCTGTTGACGCATGTATTGTACGCGGCATTTGCAATTGGACATGCAAGCACAACGCTGTCCAGGCATTGGCAGACTGCCAATAGGCACTGCTCCCCTAGCTGCAAAATTCACGCAATCGCTGCAATGCTTAGCTTGTGGATCGAGGATGCGGCGCATCAAGCTGTAGCCTTGTCGTTCCTGACGAATTGCGGAACCTTCCCAGTAAGAACCTCGCACAGCTTGAGCATACATGCCGATACGAGCAAGAGCCATGGGAGTAGAAATGCTCCCAGCCAAAAGATCGCGAGCAAAACTCTCCAAATAACGATATTCCGCACGAAGCCTTTGACCAATACGGCCCCAGTCCGCAGCTTGCATATTGTCTTTTCCACCATTGCCAATAATTGCAGTTTGCGTATGGGCAAGCTTAAGGGCTTCCCTTACGCTTCGCTGCCATTGATCCAGCGTGATATCGCCGCTACTAAGCATGTTTGTAAGACGGCGTAGCAAAGTACCAAGCTTGTTAATTCGACCATCAACCAAACTCTCAATGGCAGACTGACTGAGAAAGCGTCCATTGTCTCCGCGATAACGGCCACTAATGGGATCGTAGTTCCATAAGGATTGATCAATGCGGAATTGAAGCGTGGTGGCAAATTGCGAAAGATCATTCAGGCTTTGCATCCTCTGCCTCCAGGATATCTTTAAAACGCTCAGGAGCTTCCTCTTTCCATTGATTTAAGGCAGCATCAATATCCTCTTCACTAATCAACGAAGCCTCGTCAATGTCAGAAAGGATGAGGCCTTCTACCTTCATCGGCTCCATTGCGTCGTTCTTTTGCGACAAAAATTCTTCATGCTTCTTAAGAAAAATTTCGTGCGTTGAACAAGGCATGAAAATGGGGCCATCTTCCCCTTCTTCCTGGTGGAATCCGGCGCAGCCAATTTTCTGGGCAGTGGCTAATGCCTCTTCTTTGGTCTCATAAATATGAGCATCAGGGCTAATGGCATCCACTTTGCTGCTCACCATTTTTGCTTTTCCTTTGCGTTCAGGATCAGGATCAGCTTTGCGCTTGCGAGCAACAATTGTTTGACGCTCTTCCTTGCTCATTGCTTGGGCTTTGGCCTGAGGAAGACACTTGGGCTTGCCTTCCTTCTTTTCACGCCCGCCACAAGGGCCAAGAATCTCTCCGTTAGCGCCAATCCTCACCCACTTTTCTTTGAACCATTGATCAAGATCATCCGCGTGAATGTCTTGTCCATCGCTCTTGAAAGCGCCGCTCAATGACCCATGCTTTTTCTTATACATCTGCTTGTACTGCTGCACCACATAACCGCTGGCATAAGCGGAAGGCCACACTTTGAACTTGGCCTTGGCGGCGCTCACGGCTCGTGAATGCAGCTCTTTATCAGTGAAGGTCACATCACCACGTACTTTTTCTAAGTCGCCAGGAAGATAAAGACCAGCACCGTCTTGCACTTCCCGACTGCCGTCCATGGGAAGCGTGCCATTCTCTTCGTTCATTGGATCGCGTCCGCCAGGAGGCACTGCGAAACCACCCCCTTTCTGAGTGGAACCACCCCCTCCTTGAGTGGAAGACTGGGGAAGTTCCCGCACTACGGACGGATCCAAGGTGAGTTCCATGCTCCACTCAGAACCGCCATAGCGGGCGTCTGCCACTTCTTTCGGACTCAGTACGCCAAGTTGAATGTAACGGCCGTCTACAGCCGCCACACGCGCCCGTACGTCTGCCATTTCGCGCTCATTAAGCTCAAACAATGGATTGAACGAAATGCGCCACGATTCAGGAAGCTCTCCTTTTGTCGGACCCTCCTTACTCAGCATGATCATTTCCATCAGTTTCTTGATGGGCCGCTTGAAATGGACGCTTTGATAATCAGCAAGCGTTTTGGCAAAATCACGCTCTTCGCTGCGGCCAGTGGAGCCAAGGCCGCTGGGGCTCTCGCCAAATAACACTGTATGAGGAATCTTGCTAGCGCCAATAATGTCTACGCGCAGCTTTTCTAAGATCTCTCCAATGCCGCCAAAGTTGCGACTAATAAATTCAAGCTCTTCTTTCTCTGCATCAATCGCGTAGCCGCGATAGATGCTCTTGCTCATATCGTTCACTTGTAAACGATCACGAATGGAACTTTCCTTGCCAGCAGCAAGCATTGCCGCAAGGCCCCTCACCTTATGAACAAAGATGTCAAACTCGGTGAGAAGCGTTGCCGCCGAATTTAATCCAGTCCAATAATGCTTAAAGCTGTCGTAAACAGTTTGTAAGCTGCTCATGCCCCAGCCATAATTCCGCTGCCTCACGCGATACGGCAGCCAGTCCCCATCGAAACGCAAAATCCTATCTTTATGAATATAAGATAGTTGCGGCTGGTTAATTAAATCTCCAGAGATAATCTGATAATAAGTGGCTTTTGAATAGTCGTATAAGTTTTCTTCGTTAATGACGGGAGCAATTTGCCATCTATCCAAGCACTCAATGTCTTCGATGCGACGGATATTCCGTTTATCGACAGGCATATAAGCGGGACGCCCATCGTCAATAAAAAGAAGTAGACAAGCACCCCCATAAAGGCGGGCGTTCTTCGCTGCGAGGTTGAGGTGCTCAAGGATGTAGAGGTCTTCAATTACTTGTTCAATTCCTTGCACTTCTTCGGCTCTAACACCGTCTCCGCCAAACAAAACCTTGAAGCCTTTCCGAGTGGCTTGATCAGCATAAATGTCAACAATGCGACGAGGAAGCCATTCGCCATAAAGATTCTCTAGCTCCTCTTGAGCTAAGAAAATCGTAGCAGTAGTCTTTGTGTATTGCCCCTTGTCACGGCCAGTACCCATGCCGATAAGCACATTTTGAAGCCCATCTGCCCTCACTCCACCACTTCCCACGTGGCCAAGATCAACTGCTTCGTTTTCCATAAGAAAGTTTTATGGCCATGATGTATTGCATTCATTCTAAAAGCTGGCTACATTGGCCTGCATCTTGTAGACAACATGGCCAGCTCTGCCATCGTTTTTCAATTCAGTGAAGAAGATAAAGCTTTGGTGCTAGCAGAAGCTGCTCGTAGGCAGTCAATCAATGAGAGAAAAGGCTTAAAAGGGCGCAATGGTGGGCCAGAGGATGGTGAAAAAGCTCTGTTTTTCCATAAGCTTGGCGCTGCAGGTGAACTTGCAGTGGCCGATTATCTCGGTTTGCGACAGTTTTTATATCAAGAAACAGAAGCAAAACGCGGATCCTGCGATCTTCCTCCCAATATTGACGTGAAAACACGCTCTCGCCATGATTACGATCTCATTTGCCAATTAGATGAGAAGCCTGGAAAAATATTGGTGTTGGTTACGATACAGAACAAAATCACTCTTCTCCATGGCTGGACAAGAAGTGAATATGCCATGAAAGAACAATGGAGGAAGGATCCGGCAGGTGGAAGGCCCGCATATTTTATTCCTCAGTCCGCCCTTTCACCCTTAGCAGTTTTTCGTCATGCTGAAATGTTCTGACTTTTCTAAACACGCTCTAAAGCTCGATCTCTATCCAAAGCAGGCGCAGATTCTTGATACGTTCTTCCAGCCCGATAAAAGCCATGCCGTATGGGCACTGGGCCGACGATCAGGCAAGACCGTCATGGCAGCAGTGGCTTGCGTGTATATGTGCTTTGTTTTAGAGGATGAATACAGAAGGCGCGTCAGAAAAGGTGAGAAATGGTACATCGTGACAGTGGCAAACAGCCAGGATCAGGCTCGTATTGCTCTCAATAACATTCGCCAGCTCATCCTCGATAGCCCCTTTGCTCAGGAGATCGTTCGCGAAACCGCCGATCTCATTGAACTGAGCAATAATTGCGTGTTCAAAGCCATCCCCACGTCAGGTCGTGCTGCTCGTGGTCTTGCTTGCGCAGGGGCAGTGTTTGACGAACTTGCATTTGCCACTGAAGGTGATGCAAACAGTGGAGGCCGTGGTATCTATGACGCTCTTTCGCCTGCCATTGCTCAGTTTGGTGGTAAAGGGCGCATCCTTGAGCTTTCCTCACCATGGTTAACTGACGGCATCTTCTATCAACATTTCAAGGAGGCAAGCTCTGGAAGGTTTCCTTTCATGCAAGCCGTAAATCTCCCAACGTGGGAGATGAACCCAAGCATTTCGCAAGAGTTTCTTGACACAGAGAGACAACGTGACCCTGAGAAGTTTAAGGTGGAATATGGGGCGCAATTCGCAAGCAATCTTTCAGCCCTTGTTGCCAGCGATGTTATTGACGCCTGTATTGATGACCGCAGAGCGGCTCTTCCACCCCGCCCTGAATTCCAAGGAGCTTACGTACTTGCCCTTGACCCCGCCCGTGGTGGCGTTGGGCGTGACGACTACACTGCTTGTATTGTTCACTATGAAAATGGCACGTTAGTCGTCGATAAATTCCATTCCTTTGCCGCTGATTTTGAAATCAATGGAAGAATGGAAGTGAATATCAATGCAGTGGAAGATTGGATTAAAGAACAGCATCGTTTATACGTTTTTGACACCATCGTGATGGACCAGTTCAATAGCGCTGGCACCATTCAAAGCTTGGCAAGTGATTTGCCTATTACTGAACTCACCTGGACGGTTAGCTCCAAGATGAAAGCATTCAGCAAGATGCGAGAACTGTTCAATGCAGGACAAATCAATGTTTATCGCCATGAAAAGGCAATTATGCAGCTCAAAAACCTTACTGTCATCTATAAACCAAGCGGGCAATGGAGCGTTACTGGCGGTAAAGCTTCTGGAATTGACGACTTAGCGTTTGCAATGGCAGGCGCAATTCTTGCTGCTAGTAAAGATGATGACATTGGTTGGATTGATAGCCTTATCTCCTAGTATGATTTTCAAACAATAGTTCTCCTATGAAATGAAGAACAGTGAATTAACTATGCAAGAGGCGCAGTTTCTTGTGTCATTGCTTGAATGTGGCAGCTCCAATCGCCAAACCGCCCTTCAGCTTCTCGCAGCCGAACACCTATACATTCCTTCGCTGCTGCCTAAGCTTCAAGCTCACGCCAAGCGCCTTAAGCAAATTACTCTATTAGAGCAAATGATGCACGATGGCGAAGAGAATTTTGACGAATACTGCCGCTACCACCCCGAAGATCAATCCTGTAGAGAATATGACGTTTGACCTCTAAAAACCATGCTATGCTTTTGGAGCTTTCGCGAAGCACGCTGGCCAGCGTTAGTCCACAAGAAACGAACAATGGTGATCAGGCACTATTGTTTCGTACCAGGGGAAGAGGGAGATGGGCCTACCCATCTTGAAACGCCGTACTAAAAGCGGATTGAAGCCCCGCTCGGCGCCCTCAACTTCACCTGCCCTCGTAGCCCAATCGGAAGAGGCAAGCGACTTAAAATCGCTTCAGTGTGGGTTCAAATCCCACTGAGGGTACTTTGCTACACTGTTGGTACGTTCACCCCGTAAGGGGCGCATGACTCGCTGGCACGGAACGGGGCCAGCATCATCGGGAACTATCATGAACCCTCTCGCCCTCATCAAGCAGCAGCTTGAGAAAGCAGCTCGTCTGCGTGAAGCACAAATGGCTTCGCTCGTCTATCGCGGCGTTGCTTACGTGCCCAAGCCTCATTGGTTCTGAGCACATTGGCCCGCTTCGGCGGGCCTTTCTTTTTCCCAATGCCTAATTGCATTAGCAACAATGGCAATGTTGGTGATTAAATACGATGCAAAGATGAGAGTGCGAATTAGAGCCACTCTGTCTGCTTCATGATCATGCTTGCTCGCCTTCTCACCCAGAGCCTTCGCCCAAATTCTCCATGCGTTCTTCTTGCTCATAAATCCAGGCCTTCAGCTCGCTGACATACTGCCTAATGATGGCAGCTTTTTCAAGATGCCACTGGTCCATGGTGAGGAAATATTGGGCATTGTGCCAATCAATGGCTCGCAAAGATTGGTAGATGATGGGATTGAGAGGCTCACGCAGGGGCGTGTTGAACGTTCTGCGCTCTGTCATTGGAAAAATATTGCATCACCTCGTCCCAATGGACAGGCGCAAAGTTGTGTTGTTCTACACAACAATTAAAATAGCGCCTATCCAAGCTTCCGTTAGGAAGTTTTACGTTATGAGAATGTAAATGACCATGAATATTTCCTTTAAATCTTTGTTCAAACAATTCGGGATGTAGTGGAATGTGGCTCATCATGAATTCATGGTGGTAAAAACATCCACGAATGTCATCAAAATATTGCGCATAATCTTGCAGCTTGAAAATATCGTGATTGCCCCTCACTAATACTTTCCTTCCATTGAGTTGCTCCAGAATTTTCAGGCCGCGACGGGCAATTGCCACGTCACCAAGCACATAGATGCGATCCTTTGGCCCTACTTTCTTGTTCCATTGTTCCACCATGAACGCATCACCTTCTTCTGCGTCCTTAAATGGACGCAGCTTCTCGCCATCAGACCTTAAAAACGTATAGGCCTTGTCGTGCGCAAAATGATTGTCTGACGTGAGCCAGCAGTTGACCATGGTTCAGTGGAGAAAAGGCGCTGCTGGGAATCGAACCCAGTATTCCATGCTATCTGCATGACGTGTGCCAACACTTCAGGGCCAGATGGCCTAAGCATGAAGCGATTAACAAGCGCTAATCGCTTCAGAGGCTTAGGCTCTATCGCTTGACAATATAGCGTCAAGCTTTGCCGTAAGAAGGCAAATTAGTATTGGCGGTCTCGAAAAACGCGGGGACTCGGCTTCGTTGTGTTTCAATTAAGCCATCGGCCTTTCCTTTCTCAAACAAACTATCGCTTTGCTTGAGCCAGAAATCCTTGTTGAGCCATTTATTTTCGCTCATGCCCAGCGCATCAAAAGCCCACAATGCAGTGGCGCGGCGCAGTTTATTCAGACTCTGACCAGCATTCTCATTAAGCTCCTTGGCCACAAGGCTGTGGACGCCCACGTGGGTGATTTCATCGCGACTAATGTCGGCAGCCACAGTGCGAATGCCCATATCTCCGTTGAAACGGAAAAATGGCAACACCACAAAGAAAATACTGCGCTCCAAAATGGCAGCTTTCAAAATGGGATGGGCAGGATGCTCTTGCCATGCCTTCAAAATGCCTTCCACTTCCTTTTCAGCCTTTTCATCGGCACCATGGGCAGCGACGATGTAATTAAGGGCCTGGTCATGACGCTGCTCATCCTCTTGGTTATGCCGCAAAGCTTCTACAACGCCAGGAGTGGAGGGCAGATCACGCTCTAAGCCTTGCTCCAGGAAGTCCTTTACGGGCAGTTCCAAATGGCGCAGAGCTAGCAGCTTGCCAAGCGTAGCCTCACTGCCTTCTTGCACCATGCCCTTGTCTACGGCAACGGCTTGCCAAGGCCGTTTTTTAGCAATCATCGACAGATAGGGGCTCTTCGTCGTCATGGTCTTACTATCATTCAGTGGGTGTTGAGGAGAAAAGGGGCCTTTCGGCCCCTTCTTTTTTTGTCACTCCGCACAGGCGGCGCAGAATCCAGCCTCCAGCGAACAAGACGCAGAATCCTGCTCAGTCTCTTCATTGAGACCAAACATGCTCTTAAAGTCGTCGTCCAACGCAGCATATGCATCGTCCTTGCGCTGAGTATCAGGCAGGACTTGCAAGCTGTAATAGAGGCTCGTCTGAGGAGAGTCTAGCCAATCCTTCAGGAAGGCTTCGTCGTAACTCACCACATCTGACCAAGAATTAAACGAATAACCATGGAAAAGACCAGTGCGTTGATACAGCCGTACTAAACCATTAGCAGCTTTATAAAAAGCGTCCCAGCCCACTTCTGCAGCAGTCTCCACTTCTCCATAGTCAAAACTCTCCACGCCAAATGTGCCGCTGTCGCGATCTACAGTGCGAGCAATGGGAGGAGCAATTTCAGGAGCAGTGGTAAAGCCCCTGGTGTCTAGATAGCGATAGGAGCATGATGCAGTGGGAGCAATGCAGAAAGCACGTTCCATGCCATGCTCACGAGCAATTTCTGCAGCCTTCTGGATGCCCTGGTCAATTTGCCAGACGGCTTCGCCAGAAATCGTGTTTTTCCAGAAGTCGTTCCAACCGCGAGGATCTTCTGCCTGATAAGCCTCTAGTGCATTGCCAAAATCTTCGTAGCTAATCCCTTGAATGGCAAGGAAATTAGCTAGGCCCAACACGCCCAAACCAATTTGCTTATCAATGGAAGGAGAAAGATATTCCCCAGTGTCGCCAACGCCAGTATTGGGATGCAGCTCACAAAGCTGCTTCATGCCTTCAATAAAAGCTCCTTGCACATTGTCCAACGTGCATGCGCCCAAATTAACGTGCTGAAGAAGACAAGTGCCACGATGCGGAAGATAAACTTCCAAACAGACATTCGATCGGATGCGTTCTCCACGATTGTTGTAGCGAATTTTGTTGAGCCAGAGATCGCCAGAAGAGATGGCACGAAGACAGGCATTAATTAGCTCAGGAGACGATGCGGAAAGAAAATTTTCATCAACATTTAAGCAACGCTTCACCCAAGGCAGTTCGCTTCGCGATGCATTGACAAACTCCATCGCATCAGGACTTGTATAGTCAAGATGAAGAACTACAGCTCCGTTTTTGTATAAACCGCCGCGACGAAGGATTTCATTAAGCGTGGAATAAATCTTACCAAAACTTACTGGTCCGCTTGCCACGAGGCCTTTGCCATTTTCCATGCCCCTCGGACGCAAAGAAGACAAATGAACAGCGACGCCCGCACCATTGCGCAAACCGTGGCTGACAAATCGCCAAGACGCTTCAATGCCATCTTCGCCCTCCATTGAATCGTCCACGTTAAAAACAGTGCAACTTACGGGCAAACGTCCTTCGGGACTATCAAGCCAATCTTGCACTCGCCCAGTACGGGCAATTGGTTCACATTTTGCCTTTTCCTTTAGCTTCATGAGACGACAAAGGCCCGCTCAGGCGGGCCGAGAATCAACAGAAGGAAGGCTAGCGCAAGAGAACAATGGAGAAGCGGAAGATTTCCTTAATCACACAGCCCCTCCTCATCCTCCATTGCTAGCAAATCTTTCACGAAAAGCTTCGCATCGTTCGTTGTGCGGAAGTAATGAGGCCTGCCATCAATGGCAGCAAACCATTGGAACTCTGGCTTACTGAAACAAGGCCACAATTTATATGGACCAATGTTGAATGGCTGGCGATCAGGAAGGCCCCACATGGTACTTTGGCGAAGATTATTTAACGCTAGTTCTTTTCTTCAAAATGACAAGCAGCATTTAATACAATCTTCGCCTTTAATCAAGTCTTAAGCTTCTTGCGCTCTTGCGTTTTTGCATGTTTTCTTTTTCTGTCTTGATAAGCTCACTTTCACCTTTCGGAAGCAACGCAAAAGTTTTGCCGGGCTTTTTCGCAATCATTCCCTCTTCTTCCAACGCAATGAGTTGGTTGTAAATGGTTTTCGCCTGATAAACATCACGATTTGCTTCGTGGTGAATAATGGCATTTGACGTGGGGAAATAATCGCAAGCCTCAATGTCGCCAATAGCCCATAGCACAAACGTACGAGCATTTTTCACATAACGAGGCAGGCGTTTTTCTTGGTGCAGCTTTTCAAGAGACTGAGCTAATCCTGGCCGCATAGGGGTCCATTGAACGCGACTTTCATTTCTGTTGCCAAATTTAATTTTCGCCTCCAATGTTTGGCAAGGCGCTTCGCTTTCAAGATATTTCTTGATTGCCATGGAAAGATGGAACCATTCTCCTGCATGGCGAAAATTCTCAAAACGCTCATGCAAATCCTGCTCATCGTCTCGATTGGCCTCAAAAGCCTTGACGACGATCAGCGTGTCCGGTGACGACGTGAGAAACGATGCGAAACGCTCTCCTGGCGATGTGGAGAAGCCAATTTTGACGTGGTAGGGCATGCTCGCCCACTGCACGAAATACACCCAGCCTTCTGTTTTGCGCTTCTTTTGCTTGGGCTGAACCACGGCTGCTCGCCTGAAAGCCCTTACTATACCTGAATAGGGACAACAGGGACAAAATCACTCCCGACAGCGTTAGATACGATAGACGTAAGCGAAGCTGCTGTCTGATTTCAGCCAAAAGCAGCTTCCTGGCTAGACGACGCTCCTCAAGTCAGCGCCTCAAGCGAGCGGAGTTCCCCAAAGGAACGGAGCGTCTACTGACAAAGGCTAAACTAGCCGCGATGAGCTAGACCAGCGAAGCCCCCAAAGGGCGGAGCGTTCTAGACAAGCGGCGAAAAATAAAAGGCCCGCGCCAGAAGATCAAGAGTTGACTCACACTCACGATGAGTCGCTGAAAGTGTGCTTGCTGCGGGAAAGGCTAAAAATCATTTGTTTCTATTTTTATCTTCTGAGCAGCGGCCCCTTTAAGGGCCGCTTTCTGGCATTAAGAGCAATGGGAAGGAGAATGTGCGAATTGTCTTGTTCTTGCTTTTATAAGCGCATCATTCCGACGCCTTTGGGGCGTCTCCATTGGTTTAGTTAATCGCCTGAGATCTCCTGAGGATGCCTCAGGCGGCGTCTTCGACTTGCCTTCGGCATAGTACGACTAGCTTTTGCTCGTTAATATTTCTCAAGCCCTTGCAACATCATGAATTACGACCACCAGTACGATCGTCAAAATCCAGTGATGCGTCAAACAAAGGATATGGTGGCTAAAGCAAAAGAAAGAGCAAAAAATAAAAATCTTCCCTTCGATATTGATCTCGCCTATATTCGCTCTATTGTCCCTTCTCATTGCCCAGTCTTCAATATCCCCCTAGAATGGTCCCTTCGACGCGGACTTGGTTCTGTCAGTCTTTCTAATAGCCCCTCCCTAGATCGTATTGATCCTTCTAAAGGCTACGTCAAAGGAAATGTATGGATTATTAGTCATAAAGCTAATCGAATTAAAAATGATGCTTCTCACGAAGAACTAAAACTAGTAACAAAAGCCGTAGGTGAAGCCATTGTTAATAGCTTGGAATTTTAGACTAGGTATAAATACTAGGGCGAAAAAAGTAGGTGATTTTTGATCGCACATTTCGGAGGAGATACCGCAGCCCCCTGTTTTGTTTTTGCCGTGTTATTGCTCCCTACCATAGCCTGCCCCCAGTTTCTGTAGCAACGGATACAATTTTAACACTTTGTAATGATTTTCGGCATTGTCTCAAACTGTAACAATGCTGATGCTCCCTAGATTCCCGCACTTTCTAGATTCTGCCGACTCTATCGGCTCCCATCATGCGGCCATCCTGCGAGCTTTTATGGCACGTTAAAAGCCCGCTAGGGGGAGTGCTAGCGGGCTTTGCTTGTGCGGGCTTGTGCGGGCTTCTAGGCTAGTCTGGCAGTTCTTTATAGTTTGCGAGCTGATCTTCCAGGCTTTCTATCATGCTACGTAGGATGTAGGATCGACTGATTGAAGCATTTTCTAGGGCATTGTTGAAACTTTCTAAAAGATCTTCAGCATCTTCTACACTATGTACGGCCATTTCACAGTTAAAGCCGTATTCGTCAGTGTAGGGAATGTAGAAAGTTTGCATTATTTTAGAAGGGAATGTTTAAACAACGGGGCGACAATTGCCGCCCTCTTTATCATGCGATGCAGAACGCCTTTTTATCAGCGTCAGTGTAGTTAATGCCGTGGGGTAGCTTGAACCTTAAGCCTACGATGTGGCCGCCGCCTATATCTGACGGGCGAAAATCTGTCAGGTCGCCATCCAGAACGGCAAACACGCGCCCAGTCACTTTATCGCTAGGGAGGAAATCAAAACGCGAACAGTCTACATAATGGGGCAATTCTTGCCCCTTTTTAAGGTTGAACGCGGCCGCCACATTAACGCCAGCGCGTAGAGCATCCCGGCAGATTTTAAGATTCTGGAGATTTTTCCATCCGTCGAAACTGAAGGTGAGATGGTAACCAATCCGCGCACATTCCTCCCAGTTGCGCTTAATTTTTGTGTAGTCATAGAAAATAACCACAGCCCCATAATTTGCGCGAATATTGTTGAAAATTTCAAAAATATTGCGGGTGCCCGTTGGCAGAAAGTAGCCAAATTTTGTGCGGCAGAATGTAGCAAATTCTGGCGTCACGTTAAAATCTACATTCTCCCACGCAATATCCGACGTACCGTTAAGACGGATTGCAATAGGTTCGCCTGAATGTTTGTTTAGCTTGGAGAGAATCGCGCAAACAATGAGGCGGGCGAATCGCTGTTTATCGGCGGCGAATGCTAGCGTCCGGCGAATTCTGGCTGCCTGTTTGTTTGTCATATAAACTGGATTGCCTGCAAAATGCAAACAGATTTTGCGACAATTGCCAGCACCGGGGCAAACATTAACGCCGCTGGTATTGTCGGGCGCAAGGTGCAGAATGTATGTTTGCACCTTGCTTTTCTCAGTCTTAGGATTAACGCTCAGCAGATCACGGTAGCTGATCTTATATTGTTGCGACATTGAAGCCAAATCAGAGGGAAGCTTAGCGCGAGAATTCAGAACGGTAGGCATGATTTTAGGAGAGGGAATGTTTGCGGGAATGTTTGAAAAGGCTACGGATTGCAGCAGAGTTTGACTAGTTCAGAGTTGCTCAATGATTCCAAGAATTTGCGATAAGTTACGGGCTCAAAATCGGAATTCTCGCAATCATTGGCGACGGCCTCATCAATAATTTCAGCGCGTTCTGAAATGGTTAGAAAGTACTTTTGCATTGTTTGTTTGTGAGAATGTTTGCAGAATATTTGAGAGAATCAGCGCCCGTAGAATACGAGACGGCAGTGCGCGAGGGATTGCGTTTCAGTGCAGCGGTTGAAACGAGCCGAAGCGTCGCGATCTGCCCAGATAATGCCAACAACGAGTGCAGTCAGCAGAACAGGGATAGGTGAGAGTCGCATGATGGGGGATTGCGGGAGCATCGGTGGATCTCTCCGTCCGATGTGCAAAGCATACCACCGCCAAACCGCGCAACGGCCCGCCAATGTGGCCACCTAGCAAAGCGGCCACCATAACGCGGCGTTGCCTTGACGCCATGGGGACTGCGATGGTACGGGCACCGACAAACAGCCAGATGCGAGCAAATAAAGAACGAAACGCGCACACCTGCGCGAAATACAGCATGACGCGCCAAAAGTCAACGGTTGAAACAATCCGTAACAATCAGGCAATCAGGCCATCGCATAACGGCATTGTGATAATGCAAACAACGCAAGCGCAGAACGATAAACAACGCAAGCGTGATAGTGCAAACAACGCAAGCGTGATACGGGCAAGACGCAATGCCGCGTTATTGAGAATGATTTTCAATATCACGAGAGGCTGTGTGCCACCTGCGGATTGGCACAAGTGCAGACGTACTATCCGCACCACTGATAAGCCCAGCTTATGGGAGGGCGAGGGTCCCATAAGGGGAGCTTATATGATAAGCCCAGCTTATCGTTCGGCCCGGAATGATAAGTTTTGCTTATATAGTACAAATGTACTATTGAGAATGGTTCTCATTTTCAAGAAGTACACATGTACCACCTCCCAGGATACGCCCCTAGCCGGACCCTAGATACGGAGCTAGCCAGACCCTATACGCTTCCAGCCGGATCCACTATACATCACCAGCCGTGTCCATCAAACGCCGCCTTTATGGCAGCTTCTTCATTGGAAAACGGCCCGCCTACTACGGAATCATCTGCATCATCGTAGAAATACCAGCCTTCAATGAGTTCAGTGCCTTTGCAGGAGGCTTCATCAAAGAAATCAATGAGAATCATGGTTTTAAAGAAGAGAACGGGGCGCTTTGGGGCGCCCCTTTGCTTAATTAAACAGCCTCTGATGCCCAGCACTTAACCGTGTGCATGATATCGTCGCTGGTTTTATTGAAAAGGCGGCTGAGCGTTTCTATTTTGCGGCCCATCATCATCTGGCCATCTTCGTGCTTAGCAATGCAGGCTACGCCTTGCACGAAAAAGCCAGAGCCAGGCTTGCCTTCGTTGATGAACTGAGCGATGAGGGAAATAAGCTGCTCTTCATCGTGCTTGATGAGCAGACCGCCAGTATTAACAAGGAATTCCATGGTGAGAAAGCAGAGGAGAGGCTCGCGCCTCGTGAACCAACAATACAGCAGAAAGGGGCCTGGAGGCCCCTTGTTAACAAAGCGAAACAATGCCTGAACAAGGTTCAGGAAGGGAGCATCCAAGATGCTCCTGCAATTAAGCCAGTTGCCTTTGTAGGAAGTCCCACGTCCATCTGCTTTTAGTCGAGGGCCTTAGCAGCTCATAGGCTTCATGGTCAACGATGGTATCGCCAGCACTGTCTACGTGCCCTTCGATATCAAGCTGCCAGACGCCCCTGCAGGAGCCATCGGGCCCATAGATGCCAATGATGTGCTCACGGTCTTCCATCGCCTGTCTCACGTGGAAGATGAGCTGCTGCAGCGAAGCGGCCTGGTAGCTGCCCTTGGTGCAGGAGAAATATGGGCCGTTGTCTTGGTAAGTCTTGATGGTGGTGATCATGATTCGGCGTCAACGATGGTCCAGGAAAGATAATCTTCAGAATTCCGTTCTATGCAAAGCAATTTGCGCTCCTCTAGCCTTTCCATCGCTCTCAAGTAGTCAGAAAACCGACTAACTTGCGAAGGAAATCTTGGCACATGGCATGGTTTATCGCCATGCTTTTTCTTGTGGTTTAAATAGTAGAGCAGAAGATTGCGTTGATTGATAGTGAGCCCAGACTGTAGAGCTGTCATAGTGCAGCCCATTCGTGGCGGATGGCGCGGATTGCTTCTACGTCCCAACATTCAGGGAAGCGATATTCTGCAAGCTTTTTTGCTTCTTCTTCGCTAGTGGCATCCAAGTTGATAGTTTGCCAGTTTTTGTAAATGCCACCGTAGCGGTGTTCAATGGTAACGGAGTAAGTGTGCATTGTTTTAAGGAAGAATTGAATTAGCCCTGTACGCAACGCATGGCGTCTGCACGAAGAAGTCTTTCAACTGCGTCTGCATCAAGATCTACGTGACCGAACGGGCTTTCGTAGTCACAAAAATAAAATCGAATGCCTTCTGCGAGGAGAAGAGAAAGCATTTGTTCTGGCGTGCGTAGCTCAGCGTTAGCGACGAGCTGCAGTGCTTTTGCTTGGGTTTCGTTGAGGATCATGGTTTTAAAAGCGAGAGAGGCTCGCGCCTCATGGAAAAACAATAGTCTGAAGGGGGCCGTAATCGGCCCCGTTGTAACAATGCTTAACAGAAGGCCGTGCGTCCGTTGGAATAGGCCCACCATTGCTTGGTGCCTTCACTGGCCTCCTGCTCCCATGCTGCCCACTTCTCAGGCAGGGGCTCCGAAACAATGCGAGTGCCAGCAGGCACCTTGATTGGCCCCCACATAGTGCTGATGGTCCATTGATCCATCACGGGACCATTGATGTACCAAGTTTGGCAAACGTGGAGGAGGCCGTGTAGCTCAAGAGAGCGAGGATCTTCAGCTCCTGCTCTTTGTTGAGAAGGGAAGGGCTCGTGCCAGGAGGGCACAGTAATAGTGAGCTTCACGCGCTCAAGCCCTTCAAATTTGGTCCAGTAACCGGGGCCGGTGAGCTGCTCGACAGAGTGGTTAATGATTGCCATGGAAGGAAAGCGAAGGAAGAGCGTCGCCGCTCATGAGAGAACTATACAGCACGACAAAGCAGGGCCTTTCGGCCCCGCTCCTGCATTGAAATATTTCGTTACAAAGATCAGTCCCAGTGGTTGCTGTAGATCTGCTTGCCGCTCCAGATGCGCATGGAGCGCTGAAGTTTGCTGTTCCACAGCCATTCAGTGCCATCGGTGTCTTTCCTGATGCGAAAGCTCTTAATCGGAGCCACCACTAGCTCACCACCTTCACCATCGGCACGATTCTGGAAGACCATCAATGGCTTGCGAGTGAGTTCGGGCACTGCATAGCCACCAGCAGGCCCTTTGTCCACTTCATGGCTTTGGATTTGCTGCACCCAGGCAGTTTTCTCCGTGCAACGCACTACCACATAAAAATCAACGATGGTCATGGAATAACCCCAGGAGTTGGAGAGTATGGTGCCGGGCTGAAGGATGGTGCCCTGGAGAGGGGGAGCGATGGCAGTCATGGTGGATGGTTGGTTAGAGGAGGCGTCTCCGCCTGTGGGAAGAACAATACAGCATGGCAGGGCCTCTATCGAGGCCTGTTACACAGCTTAATAAAGGCTCTCAATGCGAAAAGGAGCGAGCCTGCCCATGCGCAAAGCTTTTTCTTTAACGAATTGCTGGCTATTGGTCTTGGTATTTTTGATCTTATGCAAGCCGTTATCGCCCAGCTTCACCACTATGTATTCTCCTCTCCATTGTTTGAAGCCAAAATCGTAGAGATCGACGAGAGTACCAATGGGAAAGGGCATAATTTCTTAAGAAATACTGTAGGATATGGGCTCCCAATGATTTCTTCATGGGGCGTTACCAGCGATAGAGCACGCTGTGAGAGCTAGGCCTCGTGAAGCCTAGCTCAGCTCTGGCTTCAGGGCATTTGGTCGCAAATGCCCATGAGCATTTCGCCCACATAGCGTTGCGCCTGGCGAAGCTTGTCGAAAGCTTCTGCACGCTCATCACGAGCTTTGTAGTAGGCATCAGTGCCCTGCGGATAAAAATCGCGAGCGTTGCACGTAGCTGCTACTAACGCATCTACTGCCTTGCCGATGGCATCGTAAGCAGCAGCGTATTCATCACGCAGCGTGGTGGCGCCAGTGCCATTGAGATGGATGGTAGGAATTGTTGTCATAATCACTTGCTCTCCATTGTGTAATCAAACTTAGAAACCATTGCGTTGCAATTAGAGCAAGAAAGTGCAGACCATGCAAAATGATGCACGAGCTCAATGTGGCCGCAATGAGGGCAACGAATAAACCTGCCGCTTTTACCAGTTCGTGAAGAACGCTTAATCGGAAGAAATTCCATGGTGCTTAATGGAGGGCGGCATCGCTGCCGAAGACCTTGCAACAATACACGAGAAAGGGGCCTTGTTGGCCCCTTGTTATAAAACGTTACAAAGACAAGATTCGCTTAATATCACGCTCTACATTCTTTAAGCTTCGCCAGTCTGTTGTGCTTTTGCTACACACTAGCATTTTGCCTGAAAAATGCTTGAAAATATAATGCTTTCCTTGACGATGCAAGGCAAAGCCATGCTTTTCAACGAGCGCAAATAATTGTCGCCTATTGTCTTTAAGCGCCACTAGAGCACTTTCCAAATTTCATCTTGCAAGGCATCAGCAAGCGTCAGGAGTAAGTCTTTCTTGCTTTTATAAGAGGGTTTATCAATGCGAGAAAGAATGAAGCTGCGAGCAGAAGCGCGATCATTTGCATCGTAAGTTTTCCATTTGTGCTTCGCATTGTCAGAAACCATTCTGGCAATAGCCTGTTGCGTGGTTGTGAGAGGCATGGTTCAAAGATTGCGAGAGTGAATGTAAATTGACAGACTTTTAATGCGACCTTCCAGATCACCAATGTAATTAAAGAGACGCTCAAGCATTACGCCATCTTCTTCCATTAAGGCTTCTGCTACCGGCCTTCCTTCTGGGCGTAAATGCTGAGACAACAGCACGCGAGTTTTGTTGGAAATGACAGACTTTCTATTGGGACGACGAAACCAGCGCATCATGCCCTTTCCATCCACATTTGAGCCGCAATGATGTGCTTGCATTGAATGGCATCAGCTTCAATGCCACGCTCATGCTGAAAATAGGCATCAGCACAAGTGCAAGAATAATATCCAGCTTTGCCAGTGTTCATGCCATGCTGAATGACAATGTGGTGATCGCTATCAGTGTGCGGATCAAACACCAGCCAGGAATGCTCGCCATTTTTCTGGGCGATGCAACCACGAGCGCGTGAACGACGCTGGGCGATCTCCCATGCATCGAAATAGTATTTGCGAGAGACGAAACGAGGGCCTTTGTTAGTGCGAATCACTACAACGTGCTGAAGCACGTTTAGCACTTGCAGACCGAGATGCTCTTGGGCTTTCTGCGTGATGCGAAAATGCCCTGATGATTTGGTGGTGGTAGTCATGAGGAGCTGTCGCCAGCGGAGGATCGAAGAAAGAAGCAGGCCCCGAAGGGCCTTGCGAACATTCCGAGGGGATAATAGAGCTATTTAGCCTGGGTGTCAAACCTTGGTACGGGGAAGCCGTTAGCAATGCGACAGTAGCGTTCGGGGTGAAGCTGCATGCACTTGTCAAGGCCTGCCTTGTTTGGCTGCACATGAGGGGCTGCAGCAATGGCGAAAGCACCAAGTCCGAAGACCATGCTCACCAGCAGGAACGAAGCAGCGTCTTTCATAGTTTGGAAATGCAGATGGAAGCTTCGCCTTGGGAAGGGGAAGCAATGCGAGAGAAGCTGCCGTAAGACAGATCGAGGATGCGCCCATGAGCGTAAGGGCCTCTATCAGTGATTGTCACCGCCACGGCCTTTCCATTGTTACGGTTCTTTACAAGCACTTTCGTGCCAAATGGAAGCCAGGGGTGGGCAGCAGTGAGGGCATAGGCATCAAAGCGGGAACCATTAGCAGCACGTTGCCCGTGATAGCCATCGCCAATGCCGTAGTGAGATGCACGGCCACATTGGAGCGTTGCTGCCTGCACTGATAAGGGGCAGAGCAGCAGGAAGGAAAGAAAAAGTCGTTTCATTAAGAAGGAGAGAGAGCTAGCGAGGGCGCAACCATCTCTGGAAGCGCAATGCCCATTGTGCCATGAATTTCCAGGGAGCTGCCGAACGGACCTGGCGTGTTATGATTTCTGAGCACTCGGTCCTAGCGGCTTAATTGCTGCTCTCGTCTTCGGGCGAGCCGTGAGGGTGGACACTTCTGATGATGCGGGCAAAGCCGTATGGCTTAGCCAGGGAGCTAGGCATGGTCTCCCGCGAGGCGCGTCATCTCCCTATGTAACTGAAGGGAAAGCGAGGTATCGGAGGGTGTAAAGAGAGGGGGCCGCAAGGCCCCTTTTCTTTTGCTTATACGGGGCTAGCTAGACTCGGGCAATACAGAGCTAGCCGATCATGAAGCTTTCTGCGGAGCAGGAAAGGGAAAGGCTTAAGCGATGGATGGCGAGCGGGGAAGTTTACGATCCTCGCAACGAAGATGATTTTGATACTTGGAACGTAGGTCTTGAACCATTGCCAGGTGATACGGTTTGGACAAATAATAAGGCCCCTTAAGGGGCCTTATCAAGAATCCTGATAAATGGCGTTTATTGGAAATCCTGATAATTAGCAAAAAGCTAGAGGTGGGTCTGACTACTTGGCGTGTTTCCAGTCAGTATCTGGCTGGTGCTTGCGTAGAAACTCCACCAGCAGGCGGTGGGCTTCTCCTGCATCTTCAATGAACTGGCCTCGGTAGTGGAAGCCTTCGGCGTCGATGCGGATGACTTCATCGGGGACACGACCTGCGCGAAAGATAATGCTGTTGGTTGGTAAGGTCATGGTGGTGGTTAGTTGATCGGACTACTGGGCTTCAAGCTCGGTGGCGATCTCTTCCAGATACCAGGCGCTTTCTTGTCCAAGCCCTGCCAGTTTGATGACCACCTGATCCGCAGCAGCCCGCAGGACGGCGGCAACCATACGACGACGCTGCACGATTTCTTCGTTGAATAAACCGTGGTGGATGCAGGCTGCTTTCAACACCGCCTGCGCGGCGGGAGATAGTTCAGTCATGGTCTTAGCGAGGTGGACTAGGAGGCTTTGATCAGTTCAGCAAAGTGGCGCAGCTTATCCATCTGTCCTTGCTCGTAGCCACCCCACTCGTCGCTGACGTCTCTGGTGGGATCCCAAGGGGCTATCAAGCTCCAACAAGTTGGAAAGCAAAGACCGGCTTCGCGTGCCGCCTGGATAATTTGTTGGTCAGTCATTAGTGATGTTGACTAATCGGGCAGGGACTCAAGAGCACGGCGGAAAGATGTCAGTCATTGAATAGACCTCCATCAACGAGACCATCGCACCATTCCTTGAATGGTGCTTCTATCTGAGCCATGGTTTTGTTGTCCACGGTGCTTGGGTCGCGGATCATGGCAATGGCAAGGCCGAGGGCATCACCGAGGCGATTCTCAAGGCTGTTCAGTGGCACAAATTTGAAGTCATTCATTGATTCGCTTGGTCATAAAGAGTATTGACAATGGTGCCGCGATCACCGGGGTAAAGATGCAACGGAGCTTCGTTAAGCCACAAGGCAACCGTGCGGATCGCAGCGCGGGCTTCTTCCTCCCAGTTGATGGGTTCATCGTCTCGACCAATGGCACGGGCTACCTCATCCACTAGCGAACTACCAACTTGGCTTGAAGTAGAAGTTGGCGTCATGCCAACCCTAAAATCGGGCGTCAGCAATGCTTTTAACTCTGCCTGCTGCTTTGCAGTAAGTTTCAGAGGTTTGCTGATCTGGTGGACCGTTGATGTTTGGCGTTCAGCAGCTTCTAACGATTCAACCCGTCCAAATAAGGCAAGAATGTTTGAAGTGGTTTCGACGATGTGCTTCTGAGCCGCATTTTCTAGCACCTCGATTCTGGCGCGGAGTTCAAGGATGCAAGCTTGAGCGTTGCCGTTGTGCCGAGCCCAATGCTCCGTGTCGGCCCATTGATCGGTCGTTGCTGTGTAATCAGTCATCGGGCGGCTTGGGTGGCGATGTAAAAGTAAGAATCACTCGGCAAAACCTCTTGTGCGTCCGTGCGCCACTGACGGAGTAGCTCAGGCGGCGGAGTAATTGGGTGTTCTTGAGTCATTGTTGAACCTCGTAGTGTGTAGAACTTGCTAGCTCTTTAATGTAGCTTTCAGTGAATTCGTCTTTATAAAAAGGCTGGGGCTTTATTGCTGCAGAATAATTTAAAATTGCCTTCGCAAAATCAATTAAATTATCCTCGCTAAATATAAAGCCACTTGTAAATGAATCTGCATATTCGTATGCAAGATGAATGATTTCTTTGTTTTCCATTGTCAAAAATTAAATACTCGTGGCGGAACGATACATTTCTAAATAAAGCTGCTCTTGCTTTTCTCGCCAGTACGCTAAACGACGTTCAAGCATTTCTCTTGCAAGACGGCGAGAGCTGCGTTTTTCCTGTTCCCAATCAAGAGAAGGATCATTCTCGAAATAATTTCCATCCATCATGACAAGTTATGCGGATGGTCAAGTTCAATAGTCTTCAAGCTTACGGCATAATCAATGCCAGCTTGCCCTTCCACTTTGTCCCTAATTTCTTCTACAAAGGCAAAGATTTCTTCAGCAGTAATCCGCCTGCCAAAATCAATACCAAGCTCAATGTAGCCATAATCACGAATTGCTTCACGGTTCTTAATAAATCCCATGATCAAAGAGCTCCTCCTTTGATGGCACGCGCATAAGAAAATAAATATTCCTCAAAATCTGCGCCACTAGGAGCTTCTTTGCAGAGTTCCTCATGGTTTTCCTTGAGAATGTCCAGGCTTACAACAAAGGCACAACGAATACGATCAAGAGCTAGTTGTTGTACAACATTAGGCTCTTCTTCAATGGCCTTTTCAAGAGTGCAAATATATTCTTGCAAATCTGCCATGGAAAAGGAGCGAGAAACCATGGGCTGCCCAAAGCTCATGGCCAATTCTCCGTCTTTAAACGCAGAAACGGGCTGCCCTGGCAATAAATGGTTGAATCTGACGGTCACGGTGGAAAAGCGGAGGACTAGCAACGTTCGCCGTTGCTTCGCTTATTGTGCCAGTAAAAAGGCCCCTATCAAGGGGCCATTCATAAATCGTTACAAAGGCCTGACTGGCTGCCGTAAAGCCTGTGTGGCAATACTAAGGTTCTTCTGGCATGGCAAGGGCTTGTCTCGCCATTTGGTAGCAATGGCATGACAGGTGCCCATAGGCTCCAGATGGGCATGCCTGAATGCTCTGTCCAGCAGGATTTGATAAGCCTGGCGCTTCGGCTTGCTCATTGGCTCTTCAGGCTCTTCGATGTTAGTACGAGCAAAGTCAGCCAGTTCCGTAATGTCGTCAAGGTCGTTGGTGGCGATGACAAAATGCCTACCACGCTTTTGAGCTTTGCACCATGCTGGATGGATGGGCGGATTTTCCATTGCCAACGCCTCCACTTCCTTTTGGATTTGCGGAGGAATGCAAATGTGTACCATGCGAGGAAGGGAATGCTCTTCCATAAAAGAGAGCTGAAGGTCCATGATTAGGCGAAACGAAATTGCCCGAAGTGGAAGGAACGAGAGCCGAGTATTAAACAGCTTTCACCAAAGCCGTCATACATGGTGCCAAGCATAAAACTGTTTCTCCATTGGAGACAAAAAGCTCCAATACGGAAGTGGCCAGTAGTGTCAGTGCAATGGAAAGAAAAAATCACAGTTGTGGGTCTTCGGGAAGTGGTGGAATTTCTTCAACCATTGCAATCTTGATGTCAGGACGCATGACAAGCATGAAGTGTTCAGCTTGTTTTGCGGAAATCGCCCCCAGGGCGATTTTCTTTCCTTCAGACGTAGTAATTAAATACGTACGGCAAGCAGCCATTACCAGCGCTCCTCTTCAAGCTCTTCAAGGATGTGCTGACTAAGCGTTTCGCTCAGCATGTCCCTCCACCCCTTGTCGCCTCCAATGCTATTGATTTCAGAAAGGAGATGGAGGGAGTCCGCAATGCGAGTGGCATCCATCAGGCAACTACAGCCCATACTGGGCTCCTCTCCAATGAGCTCTTCAAACATGCCAATATGCATTTCAAACCATTTGCCTAGACAAAAGAGAGCCACTTGTCGATAGGCTTCATCGCCATAGCTTTGCAGCATGCTCTCCAAGGTGTTAGCGAGTCTTGGCGGGATGCCAACCATGCCATGATCTTGTAGATCAGGCGTGATAGAGGCGCTGATAGCTTGGCGCTTGCTGTCCTTAGCGGCTACTGCCTGCCGAAGAAAGTCGTTAACGGAGGAAAATTCTTCCAATGGGAGAAAAATCAGTGGTTATAGCTTGCCGCCGCTAGGCGGCCTTGTCAATAGTCATCATGATTAATTGTTTCTAAAGGCATGGTTTCAGGAAGGGGCTCGTTTTCAGGCTCCGGGTCAAAGCTAATGGTTTCAGCAGATGCCAATAGCGAGTTGCTGCGCCGTTCGTCAGTAGCTTTAGATTCTTTTTCTTTTTCAATGGTGGTGGAAAGGTCTTTGAGGAACTTCCGATAGGAGGTGTCTTGGCTTTCGACTTGCTTGATCTCGTTGAGACCGAGCAGCTTTGCTTGCTCTACCAGCGAGTTTTTCGCCACGTTCAAGAACGATGGATCACCAGCACTTTCTTCTAGCTTCACCATTTCTTTCCCGCCATCGTCACCACCGTCCATAATGGTGATAACTTTCTTGCGCTTACTTTTCTCAAAGCTATCAAGCGCCAAGTCTTTAAGATCCATTTGTTCTTTCAAGAGACGCGCCCTGTGCGTATCTTGATTCTTCAGGATTTCTTGCGTATATAAAGCTCTGTTGAAATGGCGATCGGCATTAACTGTTTCTTTGCTTAGCTTTAGAACATTCGCAATCTGGCGATTGCTCATTGAAGCAGCCAATAATTCTTGCACCATCCATCGCCTCACGCCAAGCATTTCCTTGGCATAAACCACGCCATTACCATTGCCATAGTTCCTTACTGCTTCATATTGGCTTTCAGGAACACCTGCTTTAATTAAAGCCTTCCTTGCGTAAGCCTCTTCTTCTTCAGGCGTGGTAAATTCAATTTCAGGACGCGGCATTCTCTAGTGACTAGCTTCTCTCATGGTATCTCCTTTTCCATGGAGAGTACGAACAAATAGTTCAGTGAAGCGTTCCATCTTGGAGGCCACGACAGTGGCCGGAGCATCATTAATAGCCTGCTTCAATATGCATAGCTCTTCCCATTCAGCTTCCGATAATGGCGAGGGCATGTAATTCATGACGCAACATTCCTATGGCGTGAAAAGTGCCTAGCAAAAGAGCGGCGCCCAATGCGCCGCTCCCTACTGCCACTCTGATCTCGTGACGACGAATGGCATCATCGATGAGATGCCGAATCTTAGCATCGCCTGAGTCAACCATGACTTAATGATACCGCCAGAAAGCTTTCTCTAGTAAGTCATCAAACTCATTTAACTTCTTGGGGCAGTATTTTGTAATGAATTCTTCCATTTCTTTATGGAAGCTATCAACGATTTCTGCATAAGCAGCATCAAGCCCGCGAGGATCTAGCTCGTGCTCAGCCTCGCGCTCGTAAGCAAGGGCCATGCAATCTTTTGGATTGGTGCAAAACTCACGCATCTGCTTGCTCCGTAGATGCAAAACCACTATCAATCAATTGTTGAATTTCGTGCAAGCTAGAGCGCCAATGGCGCTCTCCATTATTATCACGGGCTCCATAAATTGTTCGGGCCGCTGGCTGCGGCCCTTTTTGCGGGCGAGAAAAACCGTGGTGAATAATGGGCAAAATTTCTGCCCCATTGTGTTCCAACAGAGGAAGCTTTTCTACAGCCTTGGGAGGGTTAAGCATTGCTAGGAGAATTTCCTTCGCAATCTTAGAAACGTTCTTTTTAGTTGAAGGCTTCTTTGCCTTATGTCTTGAACGTTCCGCCCTTTGGGGGCTCCACTCTGGCTAGAGCGGCATTGCGGAGGTTTATGGTTTCATCTGACTTGTTCTTTTAAGGAATCTTGGCCTGATGACTGTGGCGCTCCGCCCTTGGGGGCTACGCTTGCTCTGACAGGGCCAGAAGGCGTAGGCTTATAGCCCCTGGAATACTCGTCTGAGATCTCTTGGAGACACGCGGGACATTCCGGAACCAGTGTACTCACCCCCGCCAAATCTCCACAAGAGAGTCAATCGTTAAACTGTCCATTTCCATGGGAAAACAAGCCGGTGGTAGGATTTCTGGACTTCGCGAACCACTATGACTTCTTCTGTTCCCGACGGTTTCAAGATTATTAAGCTTCCTCGCAATGGTCCAAAACCAGGACAAAGCACAAAAGCTTGGCTTTATGGCAAAGAACAGGAGCAGAAAGAATTTCAGCGCAAGCTAGACGGCCAAGATCAAGGCAAACGCAAATAAAACAAAGAAAAGGGGCCATCAGGCCCCGTTCTTGAAAAAGCTTTATGATTGAAAAAGCTGCCCGCGACGGTAGGCAGCGGGGAGGCTAGCAATAGAGCCTCCCTCCTATTGCGAGACAGTTAGAACCATTCATCATCGTCTTCCCCTTCGGGAAGATTTTCATTTATCACCATGGAAACAGACTCTTCTTGCGTGGCTTGTTCCTGAACGGGAATTTCAATTGACTTGCTTTGAAAATCAAGATTAGGCTCTTCATAAGCCCAGCTTTGATACATCCGCGTCCGCTCTCCATTGGGACCAACAATAAAGCTTGTTGCAATTAAGCCTTGACGGCGAGCCACTTCCAACAGACGGCCAACAGTAGTACGGTCCCATGCGCCAGAAGCTGCGGCAGCAGCGTTGCGATCAAAACGCTCGTGTTTGCGCGAGTTAATCATATTGACCAAATTGTCAAGAGCCTCATTACCGCCAGCAGCAGGGCCTTTGTAATACCAGCCATACGTGGCAGGATCACGCTGCATAAAATGCTTACCGGCTAAGCCACTTCTGCTCTTTGTCCATTCCATCATGAACTGAGTGGAATCAGGATTATTATCAGTGCGATAAAGCTTCACCACTTCACTAACATTGGCTTCAAAGCTGGAACTATCACGAATGCCACCGCTTTTGTTTAAGTGATGAAGGATGACAATGGAGCAGCCATATTGATTGGCAATATCGCGAAGCTCGTAGATGCAATTACCAGCATCAGAGCGAATTAGATCTACGTCCATGCCGGCGAGGCAGGAAGTAAGACTATCGATCATGATGAGCTGGGGATGGTGACGCTGTACATAAGATAGAAGCTGAGGGATATTGTTGAAACGCCAGCGATCAATAAAATCAATCTGACCATTGGCAAGCTCTTCGTCGTCGTAACCAATAATCTGCAGCTTTTCTGCAGCATCAACAACAGGCTCGTCGCATTGAATGACCAGCACTTTCCCTTTCTTGCAACGACGGTTGCTCCAGTCTTTACCAGTGGCGACGTGCAGAGCCCAGTTGTAAAGAATTGTTGATTTGCCGCTGCCAGGAGCAGCAGCTAAAAGCATGACGCTGCTTTCTGGAAGAATGCCAGCAATCGTCCACTTGCGGGAATCTTCAGACTGTGCTATGGACTTGGCATCAAGAATTTCAAGCTCTTCACGGCCATGCACACGCCCGCGAGCCTCTTGCAAAAGCTTTTCAGTTTCTTGAGCATTTAGCTTGACGCCATGGCTTTCCATCCATTGGCGAGCTTCAAAAGCAATGCGAGCATCGTTGCCATAAAGCCCAACCATGCGTTCCAGCGTTGAAATAATTTCTTCAAACGATGGAATGCCATCTTTTCCTTCGTGCCTGTCTTTTGAAACGATGGAGGAAAGAATGGTTTCATAATCTGCGCCATCGTCTAGCCAGTCGGCAAGATCGTAGCCTCCTTTTTGAGGAAGACTTTTCCATTCAAAGTTGTCCGGATCTGCGTAGAGCCATTGTGCGCCAGGGTTATCTGACGCCACTTCTTTCATTAAATCAATGCCAGGCTCATCGCGATCTGGACAAAGAACTACTTTCTTGCCGCGAAAAAGCTGCGAATAGTCACCGTTGGCGCGGTATTGGCCGCTACCACCAAGAAACGTGATAGAAGGCAGACCGATTTCCCAGAGCCTGTCACAAGTGAGTTCGCCTTCAACGACAAAAATGGGAAGGCCTGTGGTTTCTGATGCTTCAATGGCATCGTAATATCGATATGGGAGGATATTCTTGCGCAGTTGATCAATAGCGGCTTTCCGCTTGCCACTGTCTTTGGGAATGGTTGGATAATCCTGCCGGATGCTTTTCTTACCAGAAGAATCGTCCCTGATAACGTTAATTACTTCTTCTTTATCACGGTTCTGGTAGACGAAAACATAGGAGCCAGGTTCCCGCATCGGGCGTTCCCAGCGTTCCAATGGAGCAAGGATGTTGCGAATTTCGGCGCGATGCTTCGCGCTGTCGTCATTGAAACAGTTATATGCGCCATTTTTCTCGTTTACTGACAGATCGTTCCCTCCGCAGGCAGGGCAGATGTATTTACCAGGATGGTCGCTCGGCTCCAGCTTGGCGAGGTGGTCGAGGATGGAAAAGGCCATGAGGGCAGCGGAGATCGCCTGGTTCTAGCAGTAAAACGAGCGCATGGCGACCCCTTGGTAGCTCTTAAGACTCTCTTAGCTATTCGGGGTTGCCATCCTGGCCATAATGGCTAAGCTGTCCATGACTCGCGCCACTTTCAAGCTTGTTTCATGACCATTGATCACGGCGAACCGAAGAAAAGTCGCCATTTCACCCTTACGGACACTGCCTACAACCACCTAAAAAACATTGCCCATGAAGCACGGCAAAGCTTAAGCGAAACAGTAGAACGCTTGGTTCGCTCCACTCCCATCTGGGAAGGTAGCGCCACTCTTTCAGACGGCGCCTTTTCCATGATTGAAGACTATTCCGCTTCCGACATCACCATTGAGGACTATGAAGGTTTCTCAGCTTAAACTCGCTTGCGAAGAATTTCTTCTTGAGCATCCCGATACTGAAGTGAAGATTCTTTGGGAAGAAGGCGTAATTTCAGAGAAATACGACCCTGAATTCCTAGAAGATCCCACTGACGTGAGAGTGATTAATGACTGGCCGCTCCCTGGTGACAGTCTTATCACTAAGAACGAAAACCCAAGCAAGATGTTTGTCATTATGTATGGCGAATATCAACCCTCTGGATTTGGTTACAAAGCAGTGGCATCTCTGGAGTGATGGACTTTCCTAACCTCACCACCTCCGAGCTTTATGCTCGCATGAAGCAAATGGATCAGGATGTGCTTCATTGTCTTGATTGCTTTCTTTCTGATACTGGCGTGGCCGTTACTGGGCTAAATCTTTCGTTTGACGAAGAAAGCGAAGAGTATGTTCTTGACTGGCAGTTTGCCTTTCTAGAAGAATGAACCACACTATCCTCACCTACTCTCCTTCCGATTTTTCTTCCATGGAAGATTCAGCAAAAGCAGCAATGATGGATCGCTACAACGGCATCTTCACTCCGCTGGAAATCAGCGCCGCAGATTTCAAAGCGGCCTATGACACTCCCGATATTGGCCCTCACATTGAGAAGGATTACAAGGGCCTCTCTTATCTGTCTTGGCCGTTTGCTTTCCGCTATCTGAAAGAGCATTTCCCGACGCTGTATGTGGCGTTTGAGGAGAAAACTCTTGGATGGCCCGTGTTTGGCGAGCCTGGTGCTTTCATTCTTCGCCCCTATCTCACAGACGGCATTCGCCGCACTCCTGCACTGGTGTTTCCAGTGATGGACAGGAAGCACAATTCCATACAACAGCTCGATGGTCGCGCCATTAGTGACAACATCCAACGTGCCAGCGTCAAGGCCATCGCTACCTTCACGGGCCTTGGTCTTCGGCTCTATGCCGGAGAGGACATCCCGAAAGAGGAAGCGCCAAAACCTGCGCTGCAGCAAGACTCCCCAAAGCCTGCTCGTGCGGCCAAGAAGGTTGCGACAGCAACTACTGGTGGCACTTCTGACTCTGCCCATGACTCTGCCCCTGACTCTGCCCCTGAGCCTTTCGATGCAAAAACTGCTCTCACGGCAGTGTGCAAAGCCAATCCTTTGAACTATGCCGACGAGAAAGCTTCTATGGCTGCAGGTAAAGCTGCTCTTGAAAGTATTGGACTTGCTCGCGCCACGGAAGTTAAAACCTGGCAAGCCTTCGGAAACGTCGTCGCAGCAATGATGACCCTTTGGGCGAAGCAAGAGCAAATCGGCATTGGCAAAGCTGAAATGACTGAAGAAATCAATGCCGTCCGTAGCCTGCCGGATACAGAAGCAATGATTGAAGGCATGAAAGCTTTCGTTGCAAAAAAGCAATAGATCTAGCAGCGGCCCGCTTTGCGCGGGCCTTTGCTGGAACCGTTTGCATTGACAATGACGCCTTTCCCGTTACTGAGCTTCCTCCCGCCTTCTTTGGCGAATGATCCTCTCGGCTTGTTTCTCCTTGTTACTTTCACATGCCTAATTCTTTCTCTGTCGATTCTGGCGATTCTCTCTTTGATAGTTCAATGAGCCGCTTCACTTTCACTTACGAAGAAGGAAACAGTAAAGTTTCCCATTCGTTCCACAATATCTACTGCCCTGAAATTGTTGAGAATTTCAAGCATTTCATGCAGGGTTGCGGCTTCTTTGAAAGCAATTTGATGGCTGCCATGTCAACCATGGTTGAAGAGTATGAAATGATGGAAGAAAAGCGTGCAGAATCATCGTTCACTGCTTGATGCTTGCCATGAAGCGTTCTGGAGCTTTCCTGAAGATACGCTTAGCAGTGATCGTCGCATTGCTGCTCTTCTTGAAGCCGTTGCTAATCATCCTTTGGCTGATAAGCGATTTCTCCGTCAAACTGCTCGGACTATTCTCATGCCTGACATTGCAATGTGCTCGGGGGGCGAATGCCCTGTTAAAGAAAATTGTTGGCGCTACATGGCGCCTGCAAGTCGCTGGCAAAGCTATTTCGCTGCGCCTCCATGTGATGAGGAAGGCTGCGACTATTTCTGGGACGTGAACGAAAAATGACAAGTGGCTTGTTACGATCTATGCCTTGCCTCCCTTCAAATGCCAGCGTTTCCTCGTTACGAACCCAATCGCCTTCAACTGAACAAGAAACGCTATTACGTCTGCGACGATTTTCCCAATGTCCCCGCAGGGTATGTTTTGCCCTCTGTGACGACTATTGCGAGCGCGTGTTCTCCCCCTGGCAAGATTGCAGCGCTCATGAACTGGCGCAAGAAAGTGGGTGATGAAGAAGCTAATCGTCGCACTCGTAATGCAGTGAATCGAGGCAATTGGCTTCACGGTGTTTTAGAAGACTTCTGGAACGGCGAGGACATTCAAACGCATCTTGATTCTCATGAAGCGTATGTCCCCTACTTTGAAAGCATCGTTGGCTTTCTTGAGCAAGTGGATAGTCCGTTGCTCGTTGAGAGTGCTATTGCCTGGTACGATCATGCGCAAGAAATTGGCTATTCAGGCACATTCGATATGCTCGCCAAGATGAATAGTGGTGCTTACGCATTACTGGATTGGAAGACGAGCTATAAGGAAAAGCCTGATACACAGTTGGCCGATTATCGTATGCAGCTTGGTGCTTATGTGCAAGCCATTGAACAGATGTATGACATCGAAGTCAATGAGGCGCATTGTGCCATTGCTATTTATGATCCGGATACGGGCAAAGGCCAGGAGGCGCAAGTTGTCTCTTTATCAGCGGGAGAGCTTGCGATGCAGGCAGGCATCATGGTGCAGAAAGTGCAGCAATTCTTCTTTGAGCATTACCCAGGCGGCCGTCCCTTAATGATTTCTATGGACCGTGGGGCTTGACCTGAAAAAATATCCAGCTAAGCTTTTTACGCCCCTACCAGGGCCCACTTCTCTCCTTTTGAGGACTACTAAATGCCCGCTGGCAACTCTCCTTCCTTCTCTGGAACTCTTGATCTCACTCCCGACATTCTCAACGCAATGAAGAAAGCCGGGACTAATCCTCAGGGTAACTATTCCCTGCGTTTTGCTCTGTGGGATAACGACAAGCGTGACAAGGACACTGCTCCCCACTTCAAAGGGCAAGTGACTGTCAACAAGCTTGAGAATTCTCCCAAGGCTTATGCCTCGATGTGGGATAACGGCAACAAGAGCAAGCAGGGTTTCTCTGACGATCCATTTTGATCGCTTCTTGAAGCTTTTCTTTTCTTGACAACGGGGCTCTCAAGAGCCCCTTTCTTTTTTTTTGAGCCATGCTTCTTAATGACAAGGAAATCTCAGTGCTTGCTGAGAATGACATCATCTTTCCTTTCGTCGGAGAAAAGACCAGAGAATTAGAGAATGGCACAAAAGCTCTTTCATACGGACTGAGCCATGCCGGATATGACCTTCGCCTTTCCCCGAAAGGCTTCATGGTCATTGACAACACGTTTGCCCATGGCCTTGCATCAGCAGATCCTTTAGATGTGAAGGCATTTAATAAAGACTTAATGGTGGAGCTAGAGCCCATTGAGCAGCTTGGTTCTACATTCTTTGTTCTGCCACCATTTTCTTATGCTCTTGGTGTAAGTGTGGAGCTCCTGACAATGCCGTCTAACATAATGGGAATCACAGACGGCAAAAGCACGTATGCTCGCCAAGGTACGATCATTAACGTTACGCCAATTGAGCCTGGCTGGTCTGGTCATCTCACTATTTGTATTGTCAATCCCCTGGCTTTCCCAGTACGCATCTATGCCAACGAGGGAATCGTGCAAGTCATGTTCGTTCGTCTCTCAGAAGCCGTCAGCCAAGGCTATGGAGATGGCAAATATCAAAATCAAGGCGCTAACGTAACGTTTGCTGCCGTCTAATTAGTGAGCGCTCTTGAAGATCAATTTCTCGGACTGTGGCAAGCACATTTCCCCGATCTTCCATTGATTAGGGAATACAGCGACGTGGCTACTTGGGAGATGGATTTTCAAGAGCGCTACGCTAAGAGCAAGCGCTCCAAACGCTATCGAGCAGATTTTGCGCATCTTTCTTCTCAATCTCTCATCGAGATACAAGGCGGCACTTTTAACCGTGGTCGCCATGTAACCGGCAGTGGTTATGAAAGGGATGCTAGGAAGTTTAATCTTGCAATGATTGGAGGCTGGAAAGTATTTCTTCTTACCAGCCAAACGGCCAAGGAAACTTCTTGGCTTGAGCGGATTGCTGCTTCTCTGCGAAACGCTTAACTGCATCAGCAGCTTCACCAAGTAGCTCGTCTGCAGCTTGCAAGTCACGCTCTTGAAGAGTCATTGCTTGACGCAGCTCAAGATTCTCCTTGACAAGCGCAGTGACGGCTTCTTGCATATTGCTCCACCCTTCCATCATTGCGCAAGCTACTTCGCGCAATTTTTCCACATCATCGCATTCCTGCAGGGCCTTCTTATTGGTTACAAGGGCAAAGTCTCGTTCAAGGCTTCGTTCAAAAGGCCCCATAGCAGCAATGCAATCCTGTCCGTTGTAGTTTAATCCTACTGGAATGGAAAACATCCTGGACATTGTTCTTTCATCGTTTCGTTTAGCCTAGCCATGCGGCAGTTCGGCAAACGGTTTGTTTATACGGTGGACGATGGAAGGAATGCCGTAAAAATTGGGACGGGCTACCGTCCGTACAAGCTTCCCCACACTCCCCGCAACCATGAATGGCTTCTCAATGAGCAAGTGGTCTACGTGCAACGCACAGCCGCTGGATGGATGCCATCTTCCATTGTTGGCACCATTGTCGGCTTTGATGAAAGCGGAAGATCCCGAAAAGCACAGGTACGGTGGCATTCAACTACGGACATTGCTCCTACAATCAGTCTGCAACGACTTCGGCCCCTCTCGCTGATCACCAATGCTTACCAAGACCACTGATGATCTTCTTAAAGATTTCTCAAAAATTGCGGGAGAAATCACTGCTATTTTTGGCGTGATGTGCCTACGAGCTTGGCTTTTAAGCATTTGTGCCGGCTTGCTGTTTCCCAGTGTTTTGTTGGGATTTTGGGAGTGGTTCTTGATTGCTCTTACTTTTCGTCTTCTTGTTTGCCCAAGCACAACTAAGTGATGACAAAAATTGATCCGCTGATGGATGGCATCAGCATGGTGCGCCTCATCGATTGGATGGGCAGCTCTTTGGATATTGTTTGCGATGCTCGCCAGAGCTTTGATCAAACTAGTAGCGAGTGGTCAGAAAAGGATCAAAAGCTTCTTAACTACCTTGTCAAGCACCAGCACACGAGTCCGTTCCGTGGCGTGGTCACCAAATGGCAAGTGAAAGCTCCGTTGTTTGTCTGTCGGCAATGGTGGAAGCATGTAATTGGTGGCACATTTGCCAATGACACGCTTGGTTGGAACGAAAAGAGCTTTCGCTATTGCGAAGCTGATGATGACATTTATTACATGCCTCGTGAATTTAGGCAGCAAAGCCCCAGCAATAAACAAGCTTCTAGTGGGCCTCTAGAGCCCGCAATGAACCAAGTGGCGATGCTTGAATACGCCAAGGCCTTGGAGCAGGCTAAGCAGGCTTACAAGGCTCTCTTGACGCTAGGCGTGAGTAAAGAGCAAGCACGTGGCATTCTGCCAATGTCTACTTACACATCGTTCACGTGGACTTGCAGCCTTCAAGCGCTTCTCCACTTTATTTCTCTGCGAGATAAGACTGATAGCCAGGGCGAAATTCAGGCTTATGCTCAAGCATTGTCCTCCTTGGCTCGCCCTCTGTTCAAAGAAGCTTTTGAGGCTTATGATCTTCACCAATCCTCGTTCTGATTATGCACGACGCAGTTAATCATCCTTCTCACTATTCCAAGAATGGTGGCATTGAATGTATTGAAGCTATTGAAGCTTCGATGGATAAAGATGCATTCCGTGGTCTATTAAAAGGTAATGTCATTAAGTATATTTGGCGCTACGAAGACAAGAATGGCCTAGAAGATTTAAAGAAATGCCGCTGGTATCTTGATGCCCTCATCTTTTCCATGGAAACAGAAGGGGAGCAGCAAGCTTTGGAAGCGCTTGAGAATGCTTCCACGGAATGTAAAGATGGCGTTTGCCCCATTCCTGGCATTCGCTTTGATCTTCCAGGAAGGCAAGTTACGTTTGAGCCGGTAGAAAGCTAAGCAGCAGTAGCACAAAGGCCCCATAAGGGGCCTTTTTCATGCTCAATTTTCTCATGCACAGGCAAAGACAGGCCTTTCTTTTCGCACCATTCTTCAAGATCTTTCTGGTCGGTATGAGCACTGATAAAACTATTGCAATACACCCATGCCATCAACATTTCTTCTTTGCGCTCAGTCCAGAATGGCTGCATACGCCACCATTCAAGAAGTGAAAGATTTCCCTTGTCAAGATTGCATTTTTGACAGGCAGGAATCATATTCCACTTAGCAAAATGCGGACCACCTTTGCTCTTAGGGACAATGTGATCAATCGTAAGCTTTTCTCCCCATTTGCCGCAATAAGCACAGGCGCATTGCCCTAATGGTCCCCTTAAAAAATAATCCTCAAAGATGCTTTTGCGAAATCTACGTTTTGCGTCACCAGGGCGAAGTTCAATGAGAGAATGCAGCAACTCATCGGGACCATTCGCTCTAAGCATGGCACTATTAAATTGTCGTGACCACAATCTAACGCCAAATAACTATGAATGAATTTCTATAGAATAGTCGTATTGATTGTTGGCTATGGACAGTTTCAAGGACGGACTTGCAAACTTCGTGGCCACAATCACGGCCGGCATGTTACTCTCGACAGGGGCCATGCTTATTGCCGTGGGCAATCAACAAGCTCGTGTGTCGGTGCAAATTGAAGCTGTCACGGAAAAACTTAGCACTCTCACTGACAAAATGAGTGAGATGGAAATCAGAGTGCGTAATTTAGAGATAGAGCGCTAGGCTATTTATATATCTCCTTGCATTGTTCATCATGAGCGGCGCAGAATGGTTTGTAATTGGCGGTATTATCATCGCTGCCGCTGACCAAATCCTTGATCATTCCCCTTGGAAAAGCAATAACGTGCTTCAACTTCTGCTGGAAGGCTTGAAGACTATCTTCCGCGTTAAGGGCTGATCCAGTGTGGTCCTCTAATCGGGCGTTCTGGGACGAATGTTTCCAGCTCGCTCGGCAGTACGGCGCTCGCTACCCTGAGCTCGTCGCTGCACAGTGCTGCCTTGAAAGCGGCTTCGGTCGACACACTTCTGGGCGCAATAACTATCTGGGCCTCAAAGGAGACGGAACCACTACTTCCACTCAAGAGTGGTACGACGGCCAGTGGGTGACTATTAAAGCAGGTTTTATTGATTTCCCAAGCCTTGCTGCATGCATTGAATATTTAATCACGCGATGGTATAAAGATTATCGTCATTTCAAGGGCATTAATAACGCGCCAAATCGCTATGCGGCGGCGCGTATGCTTAAAGAACAGAGCTATGCGACAGATCCCGGATATCCGGCAAAATTGTCTAAGCTCATGAAGGAATACGCTCCAGAATCAACCACTGTTGTCATGATTGGCCCAAAGAAACGTCCACAAGATTTCGGCTTTAAGAAAGGTGATTCGCATTTAATTGTTAACGATGCAGTGGAAACCATGAAAGCTTTCTCTTTTGAAGGGAAGCTTTTGTGGGAAATCCCTTGTCTTGCTCGTGGGCAATATAGTGATTTTGAATGGAAAATTACAAATTCTGATACGCCAGTGGGTCTGTACAAAATTGGTGCCATTTATAAAGACTATGAGAAAGTGGGCGACAAGCCCGCTTATGATCGCACCCTCATGGCTTATGGCTGGTATAGCTTCGACATGATCGAGCTAGAAAATCAAGAAGCAGGAAATGGCAGGGCAGGGATCATGGCGCATGGTGGCGGTAGCGCTAATGGATGGCCTGGTGCATGGGCTCCTAAGCAACCCCTGGTCCCCACTCATGGTTGCGTGCGTTGTCATAACATTGATCTTCGCGACAAGATTCTTCCTCTTACTAAAACCGGCACTGTCTTTATCAGTGTCTATCAAGAAGGCTAATCATTCGCCATTCGCAAATAGCAAATGAACAAGCAATCCTGGTTTAATGCTCTGTGCTATGAACTGGGACTATGGGCCACTGAAAAGCGGCCTTCTCTTGCTTTGCAACCATGGTTCAAAATGCTCATGGCTTATTGCAGGCAAGACTGGACCGAATGGAAGACAAAGATTGTCATGGAGAAAATTGACGAGCAAGCTGCAGTGCTCGTTAAGCAATGGGAACAAGAAGAACGAGAAACCAAGGCAAATGCCTTAGCCGAAGAGGCTCACAAACTTTTTCCCGAAGCGAAAGTGACACCTTTGCCAAACGCTATTGTTCCGTCAGTGCTCATTGAAAAAGCCCCGCCAGCGGACGCCAGCGAGGCTGTAAAGGCTCTCGGAGGAGAACTAAGGATCACTTATCAGCTCAAAGACTGAGCAAATTGCGCAAAGCGTTCCATTTATCTAGTTCTTTTTTGTGATAATCTGTCCAGCTTGCAATGGTTTCAGCAATTGCCTTACGAGCCATATGAGGATCATCGTCAGTCATAAGCTCGGCAAGTATGTCGGAAAGATGCTCTGTTTGTTGTTTATACCATTCACTTTCAAAATCAGATGGAAAGGCCATGAAAAGGCGGAAGCATGCCGCCTTAGTGTAGCCTCAGTAAGAGCCGCCGTCGATGGTTGAATTGATAACAGTCACCCCACTCAAGGTGACGCCGGAAATAGTTCCACCAGTGATCGTCACGCCACTAGCTGCTTGTTGGGCCATTGTCCCTAGCTCTAAAGCTGCACGCGCTCCTGATGCACTAGAAGCTCCAGTGCCACCATAAGCTAAACCAATAACAGTACCTTGCCAAACGCCAGTAGCAATAGTGCCAACGCTCGTCAAACTAGAAGAAACAACGCCAGCGCCAAGTGTTGTGCCATTTAAAACAGAGTTGCCATTAACGTAATAAGCTTTTCCGCTTGCAAGATTGATATGCTCGCTGCTGGTCCATGCATCAGTGGCATCTACCCAATTGAATGTCTTATCAGTGCTGCCTTTTAAAGTGATACCACCACCATCGGCATTGGCATCAGAAGGTGATGCAGTGGAGCCGAGTTCTAAATTTTTATCGTCAACTGTAATTGTTGTGCTATTAACAGTAGTTGTAGTGCCATTAACAGTAAGATCTCCGCCAACTGTTACATTACCAGTTGTGGAAATGGTTGCAATAGTCGCAGAGCTTAAATCAATGGTGCCAGTAAACGTTTTGTTTCCACTAATCGTTTGGGCGCCAGTTAAATTAACGAAAGCCCCTTTGCCACCAATAGCTTCAATAGTGGTAGCACTGCCATTCTGTCCGCCAGTTCCTTTTCCGTAATAAAGCGTATCATCCACTTCATTAAAGGCCAATTCTGCATTGGCCAAACTTGTCGGAGCACCAGCGCTACCACTAGCGCGACGCTTAATCCGTAAGGTATTGGCCATTAGAAATTACCCCCATCAGTGAGAAGAGTTTTTGTAATTGTTGCATCTGCTTTAAACTTTGCAGATGAAGCATCGTAATAAATTACGCTTCCATCAATCTTAGCGGTTTCATCTAAATTGATCCCTTTTTCTCCTTGCGGACCAATTGCTCCTTGTGGACCACTACCAAAAAATTCAAGTCTTGGCGATGGAGAAGGCGCCGTAATCTGTATAGTATTTGCTTCTTCATTCGATACAACAATAGGGTTTGATGCCTCGGTAATTGAGACGACGGAGGAAGATTGTTGTACAACAACTGTCATTTGAAGCTTAACCCAAGATTAATAAAAGCATTTCCCTCTACTAGATAATACGCAGTATTGTCTGGCTCAGTAATAAGCACGTCGTACTGTCCTTGCTGAGTGATGCCACTAGTTCCAGAGGCTTCTAACCGAATTTTAAAAATACCGCTCGCTTGATTCACATAAGATACGGCAAAATCAGCAAACTTTGTACTACCGAGACGATCATACAATTTGGACGCAACGGTGTACCCACTCATATTGACGGGCACACCAGAAGCATCTTTATATTGTAATTGCAGCTCAAAAGTTGCGCCCTGATAAATCGTAATATCGTGCTTACCTGGCGTAATCATGATGAGCTTTTTCTTTTATATTAGTACAGTTCTCGCCATCCAATTTGACCAGTTGCTTTCATAGCTGTTTCACATTGAATGGTAAGCATCAAAATATCACTATCACCATTCGCAGTTTTGCCGAGCGAAAGTGCCAAAGAGCCTTCTGGTGAAAATGCGGTGTTGCTGCGTCCAGAAAGAAAGCCAGTGCTAACAATGGTGCCACCACTAAAAGTGCCACTTGCCATCACTTCAACATTGCCGCGTCCGTTTTCAGCAGCAGTCCAAACGCCACTAATAGTGGGATTTAAATAAAGGCGCCATTTTGCAATAGCATTGCCATCCACTGCTGCATCAACTTGAGCAGGCATTACTAAATTATCAGTGCGACCACTCGCCATGCGAATAGCGGCAAATAAAGTTTCAGAAGTGACACTCCTTACTCCAGTAATTCCTGCGCCCCCTGTGTAGATAGGGCCAGTAGGCTCGTAACCACCTTCACTCATCGCGGAACAACAAATTTGCTTCAGCGTTGCAGGAGAAGCAATAGTAGTGCTGTTGTGAATGCGATAGGACAATGGAAGAGTGGCAGATGTCATGTAAACTGCAGTTTTTTCATTAGCGTGATTAAATTCATGACACCATTTAATTTCGCCCTCAATAATAAAACCACAACGCACTCTTCCTACACCGAGCCATTCAAGATCAGTTACAAAGATATTTGTCTTGTTGAACCGTAAATCAGAAAAAGTGTCAATATTCCAAGAGGATTGATTAGCCACTTCTTCGGCAACGCTGCCATTCGCATAGCTGCGAATAACAAATTGAAGCGTTGTGCCGCTAGCGCGAAGTATCACGCCATTCTCATCATCAAAATATCCAACTTCTTGAACCAAGCCAGTAATTGGTGTGTTTCCACAAAAACTTTGCATAATTAGCAAGCTTTTGCCTGGCTGATAAGGAAGATCACGCTTTGTACGACGCAAAGCCGTGTCTCCTGATGCGGTGGTAGTTTTAAGTTCAAGCGAACTTTCGTTAACTAAATAGTTGATAGAGCCACTGCCGGTTGTGTTTTCAAACCATTGATCAGTGCGCTTTGTATAACGAAGAGTGCTATCGAAAAGAGTGAATGGTTCACTGACACGAGCGCGTCCAAATGCGTCAACACTCCCACTATCAGGGCCTTTTTGAAGAATGCGCCCACGATAATCAGCTTCAATATGAGTTTCAAACTGTTCACCGCCTGCAATAACCTGGCCCATGATTAATAATGCTTTCTTTTATTGTACTGCCGTTAAAAAGGGGCCTTTCGGCCCCTTGTTCATTTACCTTGTCCGCGTGTCTTTTTGCGGCCATGACTGGCTTTGCTGTTTTTTCCTTGACCTTGTTTTGTTTTCTTGGGACGACCAGGAGAAAAAAGCTTTTGCCCACTAACTCCAATCTTAGATTTTGCTGCCATTGTTCAATGGTGAAAGCAAAATTTTAACTGGCCCAAGGCAAGCCGGTTCCTGAAGTGGGAGTGCGCTGTTGAGAAATTTGATCGGCGAGAGCGGCCTCAATTTCAGCCACTTTCTCAGCGCCAAATTTGTCTTTTACCCAGCCAGTGACAATTTCCGGCGTGAGCTGAGCATAAGGAATTGCAGCATCCTCTTCAGGAGCTTCAAGACCAAGACTCCCGTAAGCCGAACTAGCGTAAGTGCCATCATCGGCCGAAATCGTATAGTGAACCGTGTAGACGATTCCATCAGCAAGGTGGCGCTCAAGATTAGCAACGCCCCATTGGTATGTGATAGCCATGATTTAAAAGAATGGTCTTTGTTAGTTTAACAATGGAAAGAAAAACTGTCTCTTCGGAAAACCGACTTACAGCACTGGCATTTCATATTCTTGCGTGCTATTGCAATAGTGTTTAAAAATCACTTCACTGGTATTACCCGCCCAATTTGCCACTTGCGGTACAGGAATGCCAGCTTCAATCCAGCGACTAATGGCGGTGTGTCGGCAATCGTAAGGCCTATAAACGTGAGAAATCAATCCTGCTTCGTGCAATGGCGAAAGCTTTTTTCTGAAATAGCTTTGAAAAGCTAGTCGATTCCATGGGAAGATGAATTCATTTTCGCGAGGAAGCTCAGCAAGAATTTCTTGGCAACGATTATTCAAAGGCACCCAGCGACGTTTGTTTGTTTTTGTACTATTTTTTAGTCCATGAGTAAGAGTATAGTTTTGATGAACCAAAAGCTTGCCCTCCTTGATGTCGTCCCATTTCGCTGCCCTCACCTCACCAGTTCGCATTGCGGTTTGAAGCATAAATTCCGTGTACGAAGCCCAGTTAACATTTCGATAGGTGAGCTTGGCTTCTAGCGCGGCAAGAACCAATGCCGTCTCATTGCGAGGGATGACAACAATTTCCTCTTCGCGTTGTGGCGCCTTTGGTATTTTAAAACTTGCCAACGGATTGCGAGCAACAATGGCCACGTCTTCTTGCGCAGCCCATCGGTACATGCTCTTTATATACATTGCTACACGCCTGGAAGTGAGTACTGGCTTTTCTCCTAACGCCCAAATCATCACTTTTCTTGCATCGTTAATGTCTTGAATGGGACAGCGATTCAGCCATTTACTGACTTGTTTGTAATCAGAAGTGAGGCTGGTTGGACACAAAGAAATGGAGCGCTCTTCGACGAAGGCGCTCCAAAGGCTTGAGACAGTGGTTGTCATGGTTGTTTTAAGAGGAGACTCATGGTACTCTTCTTGCTAGACCTTGTCAAGACGTGGACTACTGGCTTTGCTCAAAAACGTGTCTGGCTGACAAAAAATGCGCCTGCCAGGGTTGCCTTGCTCAAAACCAGCAGTGAAGGGGACTACGAACCTTGCAGAGTTGCAACGGCGGCCTCAAGGGTTTCGATTCGCTCCATTGCTTCCTGCAACGCCTTGACGGCTTTCATGTAGAGCACGGAATAATTGACGCTCTTGGTGACGGTGCCAAGGTCGTTGCCGTCTTCGTCGCGGTCAGGTGATTCGCTGACGAGGCCAGGGGAAACAAGTTCAACCTCTTGGGCGATCAGGCCGATCTGAGTGTGGGTCTGTTGACCTGTTTCTTCCCTGAAGTTGTACTTGCGAACTTGAAGGGCTTTGATGTCAGCCCACTGCGAGGTGGCGTCAACAATGTTCTCTTTTAGCCTAAGGTCAGAAATACCCGCGTAACTATTATTAGTGTTCTGGACATTCCCGTTTGTGTAGACAATAAACGAAGTAGTGCCGCCTGCAGTGGTGCTGGATGCACCTTGCATTCCCCTATAGAAGAAGTAGCTTGTCCCGGCTCCTTGTGAAGCTCTGGCCGAAATACAATCATCTGTGCTGTATGTGAGCACTGTGCCAGTGTTGCTGATCCTCATCCGCTCCGTCGGGCTGCTCGCCCCGTCCGCAGTAGTGGAGAACACTAAGCGGCCCGGCATGTCGTTGGTGCCAGGGGTGCCATCTACTTCAGAAAGAATTTGGGCCGCCGTAATGTCAGCAGTACCGTCCGCGCCTTTGAAGTTTATTTGGCCCAGTTGATCGTTTGAATTAACTACTGTGAACTGACCGTTGGCGGTGCCACGGGATTTTTGCAAACTTAATTGCGGTGCATTTGGCCCTGAATCGTTCCTTGTAATCGTTACAAAAGAATTGCCAGCGGTTGACTCAACCTGCAAACCACCGCTACTTTGACGCGCACTAGACGTGCCAACTAACAACCTGCCGGAGCTGTCGATGCGGGCGCGTTGATACGGAGTGCCTGAATTAGATGTCCAAAACTCAAGGCCACCCGCTGTTCCAACATTGTCTCGTACACCTTTGATTTGGCTTGCGATTGCTCCAGTATCACCCTCTGTCCCACTAGATGCCTCAAAGGTTAAAACAGCGGCCGAACCTGTTGCGCCATTGGAGTTTCTAAGCGTTAAAGCTCTGAAATCTGCAGAAGAAGATCCTGCCACGGATAGCTTGTCTGCAGGCGCAGTAGAGCCAATCCCTACTTTCCCGTAGCGATCTATCGTGACCCTGTTTTGTGCACCTGTCCCATCGGGATCAGTGGCAAAAATAATGCTGGATCCATTTTCTTCGGACGCAAAAGTGTAATGACCTGTACTGGAGGATCGGCTAATTTCAAGAAAATTTGAAGCTGTGTTAGTACTTAGCCGCAGCTTGGGTTGATTACCTGTATCTGTAATGTCAAGAAGAACCTGTGGGCTAGAAGTCCCTATGCCTACGAGCCCTGTTGAGGTGATGCGGAGGCGCTCAGTATCAGAAGTGTAAAAAATTAAACTTCCACTTTCTCTGTACCTAAGAACTGCACTGCCGGCTTCGTCTAGTCCAACTAAAAACCCGTCACCACTTGTAGATCCGCTTAGGGCATTGATGTATTGAGAGTAGCTGTTTGTGGCTCCATAAATTGATGCGGAAAAATTAGGGCTACTAACTCCCACTCCAATTTTTCCATCCGCCGCTATGTAAAGCCTGCCCGTGCCATTAGTGCTGATGGCTACTTGGTCTGCGCCGGGAGAGTAGAGTCCAGTATTTGCGTCCCCGCTAAAAAATAATCCTGGAGTAGAAGCATCGCCCGCAATAACGCCCAATGCTCCAGTCATTGTATCGCCAGTGACGTTTACAAACTCACCAGCTTCACTACGCCATGCACTGCCGTCCCAAATTTTAAATACATAAGTGCCACCACTGGTATCGAGCCATTGCTCACCAAGACTATTGCCAGCAGTGCCACCACTCGCAGGACTTGCATTAGGAGCACCACTCCCTACATGCACAGGCCCCACTTTTACAAGGTTACCGTTGCTGTCCTTGAAATATGCCCCAGGACTGCCACTGGCATAGTTAATGGCCAATTGACCATCAACCATGGAAGCAGGATTAGGACGCTTGTTAAGCGTTGATGAACGCAGATGCTGAAGAACACCAGCCATGATTAAAGCCTTTCGGAATTACAGAAGACTAATTAGTCTTTCGCAATTCTAAAAGGCTTTTATTTTTAATGATCAGAATGTTCCTTCATCAATTGTGGCATCAATGGTTCCAGCAGAGAAGTTTCCACTAGCATCACGCGCAACAATTGCACTGGCTGTATTGGCACTTGTAGCAGTAGTGGCGCTATTGCTAACTTTTCCAGCAGTAGAAATAGTGCTTAGCTTTGTGTCGGCAATGCTGCCAGCAAGCATCGTGTTTGTAACAGTGCTGGTGTCGCCAGTAGTAACAATGGTTCCCGTAATATTAGGAAGCGTGATCGTCCTATCTGCAGTGGCGTCTGCCGCAGCAAGTTGAATTTCAAAAGCGTCATCACTAGCTCCTTCAAAAAGAAGAGTGCCAGCACTGCCAATGACTACTTCGCCAGTAATAGTGCCTCCGGCTCTTGGAAGAGCGGCGTTTGCCAAGTCATAAGCACTCTTTACTGCAGTAGCAGTAGCGGCAAGCGAAGAACTAGTAGTAGAGACAGAATCAGTAAGCTGCACGCTTCCCCTGACGCTTGTCGATGCATCGGGAATTGAAATAACCGGAGTGGTGGTGCCGCTAACAACGGTGAGCGGGGAATTAACGCTTACGGAAAGAACAGTACCACTTGCAGGTGTCACCCAGTGAACACCACCGCCAAACGCGGAATTAGCAGTAAGCACTTGACCGTTAGTTCCAATTGCTTGCTTAACTAATGTGGTGCCACTGCCAACAAGAATATCGCCTTTGGTGTAAGAATTAATTCCAGTGCCGCCATAACCAGTGGCCAAAATACCGCTAGCCACATTATTGACATTGCGGCATTCAGTATTTACTTCTTCAATAGCAGATTGAACATTTGTGCTTCCAATGGTTCCTGCTGGCGCAAAAGCTACGTTAGAAGCAGTTTGAGATAGATAGGTGGAACTAACATCAAGCTCTACCCACGCTGTGCCATTGCAAAGCAGAATATCAGGCGGCTGCAGAGTTGTTTCGGGAGCCGGTGAAGTGCCAGTACCGCCACTGGCTACCACAACGTAATAACGGTTAAACGTAGTCGATGCAGCGGGAAGTGGTTGTCCCACAGAAAGGCCAATACCAGCACCATCAGCGCTAACGCTGGCAATAGTGTTTCCAGAAGCGTTATAAGTGCCGCCAAAAATAATTTCACCAACACTAATGCCAACTGGATTCCAAACGTTACCATCCCATAGATAGAGGTCTTTCTCCAATGGATTGAAGAAGAATTGCCCAATAAAATCTGCTACAGGCGGCGCTTCGCCAAACTGACTGACTGAATAGTTGGCAAGCTTAGAAGCAAGAATTGATTCGTCTGCAATAAAGCCACTTCCAAAGGTGCCAGTGGTAATTTTGCTTGCAGAAAGAGCAGGAATGTCATCTGCTACAAGACTGGCTGCGCCAGCGCTTACATGTCCCTGCGCATCTACTGTCACCTTGTAATACGTGCCAGATGCCACGCTGTTGGCGTGATTAAAAACGCCACTGACAGTAACGAGTCCAGTGCCAGCTTGAGCAACGCCTAAATCGCTGGTGGTAGCCTTTGGAAGATCGCTGGCCGTGATAGCCCGGAAAGTAGGAGCTGCATCTGCACTTCCACTGGCTGGACCAGCGAAGAAGCGTGTAGCAACTTGCGTATTTAAAGAAGGAACAATGGAGGCGCTAAAAGCATCAGGATAGGAAGTGGCAAAACTGTAAACAGTATCTCCTGAAACGACAGTTGTCGAAAGGCCACTTTGACGCTGCCAAACACTACCAGTCCAGGTATATTCAACGCCAGTATTCGTATTGAGCCATTGCTGACCAATAAAATCACCATCACCTGTAGGAGTGGAACCAGCAACAATGGCAGCAGAGTTATCAGAAAGCTTTGCTGCAGTAACTCCGCTATCAACAATTTTTGCAGTTGTAACAGCGCTATCAAGAATTTTGACTGTTGTTACAGCATCATTAGAAATAGTGGTGCTAAATCCGGCTGTTCCTGTGCCAGTAACATCTCCCGAAAGAGTAATAGTTTGATCACCCGTATTAGTGCCAGTGGATGTGCCGGAGAATGTGCCATTTTGCGTGGCTAGCGTTCCAAGGCCGAGCGTTGTGCGCTGAGCGCTCGCATCAGCATCATCCAACAATGCTCTGCCAGCAGCAGTAAGCGTAATCTCTTCAATATTTCCACTTCCCGCAGAAGCCCTGCCAAGCAGCACTCCACTAGCCACTTGTTGAATTTTTGCAAAAGTGACTGCGTTATCCGCGATGGCAGCAGTGGGAATAGAACCACTTGCATAGCTTCCAGAAGGTATAGAGCTTGCAGTAATAAGAGTGCCAGAAAGTTCGCCAGAGGAGAGAGAAAGCTTGGCAAGCGTAACGGAGCCAGACGCAAGTTTCGCTGCAGTAACATTCCCGTCTGTAATATTTACAGTGGCTACTGCATTAGCGGCAAGTTTTACTTGCGTAACGCCGCTATCGGTAATGTAAGCAGTAGCAATGCTTCCACTTGCTAGCTTGCTTTGCGTAATGCTTCCATCGACGATATGAACGCCACTGACCGCAGCGGCTCCAATTTTTGCGCCCGTAATTGCATTGTCAGCAATATTGACGGTGACTACAGCATCAGCAGCCAGTTTTCCTGCAGTTACGCCACTAACAACTAGCTGTACGCTGTCAACTGAATTTGCGGCAAGCTTTGCGTTTGTTACACCACTGTCTGCAATCTTGACGGTAGTTACGCTACCGCTTGCTAGTTTTGCACTGGTAACGCTCTCGTCTTCAATCAGAGCAGTATTAACTGTATTGCCAGTTGCAACCACCCCCAGGCCAATAGTTGTACGAACCGTTGCGGCATCGGCGTCATCAAGAATAGTACGAGCAAATGAAGTGCAAGTAATCTCTTCAACGTTGCCACTGCCAGCAGAAGATCTTCCTAAAAGCTTGTCTGTAGCACTAACGTTTTGAATTTTTGCATAAGTAATGGCGCCATCCGCGATGGCAGTCGTGCCAATCTTTGTGGTGCTACTTTGGTTGATTTTTGCAATATCTAATGTCGAGGAATCCGCTAAATTAAATCCAGCCTGGATGAGGCTTTTCACCTGTACCTTCTTGGTCTGGCTGGCGCTGATATCTACAATCGGCAGTACGTCACCAGAAGCGACTGCCCCTTGGGAGAGTTCAACAAGTTCCGTGATTCTTTGATCGGCCATCTCTCAGAAGGGCAAAGCTAAATACAGTCTAGTCTTAAACGATAATAGCTATTATCAGTCCGTCACTTCTTGCAGAAGATAATCAAGACTCTGCTCAAGATAGATGGCATCATTGTCTTCTTTCAGGATGTATTCAGAAGGCACGCCAATGCGGAGCTTGAATTCTCCAGTGGTAACAAAATCTATAGAGCAGGAAACCAAAGAATCTGCTGTAACGGTAACGCCTGCCCGCGTAATAACTGCATCCACTTCATAATACACTTCCTCGGTAAACGTAGCTGTTTTTTCAACAGACGATAAAGATAGAAGTGCCTTGAAGCTGCTTCCTATGTCTAAACGATTAATAATTTGCAGCAATAGCAAAGGCGTTTCGGCAACGCCGGTTGTTTCATAGCTAAACAAGCATTCAATACTTCCATTGCCACTTAATAAACCTGCGGAATATTGCTGCCTGAATACGTCAGAAAGGCTGGTTGTTTCCATTGCCCCTCTGTCAGTATTAATTTCAAAAGAAGTGACAGAACCAAGCGTGTTATATCGAGTGTCCCTCACCGCAATAGAAGTGCTTAAATCAGCCCCAGCGAAAGAAGAAAGAGAAACCTCTTGTGCTCTAACGTTATTGATTGCATCGGCAAAATCTCGATATAAACGAATGCCGCCTACATTATTAACATTGACAACAGCCTTTGCGTTGTTTGCTTTTTGCCCTTCTGGCAATCCCCAGAAAGACGATGGAAGGAAATCAATTCCTCTTGCATCAGTTGTAGATATTTCTACTAGATCTCCAGTAATTAAATTATCCTCGCTATTCTCAAAGCTAAATCTGTTGAGCGATGTATTAACATCCGCAGGCGAAATAATCGCGGGAAAGCTATTGCTAGCGTTGCGCTGAAGTCTGACAATGCCAGTATGGCCAACAAAGAACGTCATTTCGCCTCGGCATTAATCATTTCATTGTACTTAACAACGGCGCATTAAAAATTAAGTGGTGCCAGTAAGCGTCACCGTTGTCAAGGGGCCATTAAGCGTAAAATTAAATGAAACGCTAGTGAGTTCGTCAGTAGAAGAAGTGATGCTTGCACTATTGATAAAAGCATCAGCAGTGAAGAACTGATTGGTGCCCACTTCAAACGTAAGCGTCACTTCATCACTATCAGTGATGGCGCCAGTCTTGGCAATCTTTTCAAGAAGATTTGTAACGTCAGTAGTATCGCCGTTGTAATAAGAAAGCGTTGCGCTACCAGTACCGCTAAAAAGGCCAGGCGTAAACGTATTGGCAGTATCTCCCAATGCTGTAGTGTCCAGCATGTTGACAGATGTGTCTAACGTCCAATTGCGCACCTTGGACACCTCGCTTCCGCCAAGCTTTAATTTGCCAGTGCGGCCAGTATAAAAGGGCATCGTCTTAAGGCTTTTGTTTTAATCTTAGCACTTTCAAAGATGATTAATCAATACGATAAAGCGATGGATCAAACCGTGCAATCTGTGATTTTGTTTGACCACCACTTTCTTCGCATGGATGCTCAATTGCCCTCACTGTAATTTCACCTTCTTCTTCCATTGTTACTTCCGTCACGCGGAATACTCTCTTGGTTGTCACAGCAGTGCCAAGCACAAATAACCATCCTTCGTAAGCGGTAAACGAAGCGGATTGACTATTAGAAACGCTCACTGAAGAAAGTTTGACAACGGAATCGCTTGGATTGCCACTATATAAAAGCGCAGTATACGATCCGTTAATTGGATCTTCTGCCAATGGCGTATTTAGGCTACCACCAGCTTCGACAACGCCACTGCGAAAATCGTCCCACTGATTCTGGTCGGTTTGAACATAGATGTAGCTACCAGGCTCAATAGGGCTTTCAGTGGGAAATGTTTTAAATTCCACTGCTCTTCTGGATAACCTACGCTGCTGACAAAGCAGCATTCCGTAATGCAGAGCCTGTGTCCGTCGTACAATAAAGTCTGACAAATTAAATGTTTGACGAACGCTGCTGCTTTCGGAAGCGTCCGCAAGCATAATCGTTAGGCTTGTATTCCCAGGAAAAACATTGTCGTTTTCAGTATTTCGGTAAACAATGGTGGCAATTAAATCTTGTGTATTGTCGCCATAATCAAGGAATTCCTCTTTATAGCTATCTTCAAGAATGTTTCCTTGATTAAACAATGCGGAGATAGAAATGTTTCTAGTGACATTTCCAAACGTGTCATAAGGCACGGCTGGAACGAGCGTTTCTTTTCCTCCAATACGCGCAAATTCAAGAAGGGAAAACGGCGCAACAGTACTCCAAAATTCTCGCCATGATTGCGGCTCGGCAATTACTCCGTCCATGTAGTAGCCATTGGCACGACAAAACTTTTGCGCAATCCCCAGACGTGCTGTATCAATACCATTAATGTTTGCATAGGCGCCAATACCATTCTTTTCATCAAGAATTGTGTCAAGAAAAATTTCTGGCGCAAAGCTTGTAGATGAAACCAGTCCAGAAGAATAACTGCCACCATCGCTAAGTTTTCTTACTTTTTTACCCTTCGTCACCCATGCGCTAAGCGAACGCAAATCTTGCACACCTTGTCCACTGTAAATATTAAGACCAAGCATTACCAGATCTTGATAAAGATTTGGAGAGAATGCTTCAAGCTGTTGCTCTGTAACGGCAGCAAGCGTATTCTCTGCACCACTATCAAAAGAGAAAGAAATTTGCGTATCAGAACGCAATGAAAACAGTCCCCATTCGTCAATGAACTTGGGCGTGCGATTTAAGCGAGGACGAAGGCGAACAGTTTGGCGAATCTTGCCACGAAATACTAATTGATGACCACCATCAAGAACGACGCTACTTTGTTCATCATTCAGCCCATAGCCAAATGTACGAAGATAAATCATATTGATTTGCTGCGCATCATTATGAGTGCGAAGTTCAGCCGGAAGATCGACAATTGGCTCAAATTTAAACTGCCACTTATCCTTTGATGCAGCTATGAAACGAAGATGCGTATAAATATCAACTTCCTTTCCATTGCGAATGGCTAATACATACTTCGCCCTTGTAGAACGAGAATCTCCTGGCTTTTTGTAAAGCATCCAGAACATTGACGTGCGATTGCGCACACCATTGTCACTATCTTTATGTCCTTGCATATCAGTTTCGGCATATTTACTTTGCCTCCCTTGGATACGTTGATAAATCTTGCTCTTAAAGCAGAAATTAATGATGTCACATTTTGTAGTTGCTTCGTAGCTAATTTCGTCAATCTTTGCAATGCATTTTGTATTGAAATAATCATTCCAATTGTCTGTATTCTTTAGTTCGGCTTCCGTTTCGCGCAGCTCTCTGGTGGCTTCGTCATATTGTTGTTGCCATGCCTGTTGTGCCGCAGTTTCTGCTGGAATATCCCTTTGATTCCGCATGAGCTCATCAATGGCGCGTCTAATCTGACGGCGCTCTTTGCGCATGGCGCGGAGCTCTTCGCGCAAGTTAGTCCTAGGTGAACCGTCAAATAAGCCTTCTTCAATCGCTTGCGGCATGAGACGCCGAACGATGTCATTGATCTGCCTGCGGCTTTCTTTTTTGGCAGTAGTTTGATCGCGAATGGCCTGTCTTTTATCTCCACGCCTTTCTTTTAGCCTATTGATTCTGTCTCTTTGGTTATCAGTAAATGGACGCTCTGCTAGTAAGTCTTGAATGGTTGAGTTGATATCTTCTAATTCTTCACGCCTGGCATCGATAATCCTGTTGCGCTCTCTAATGTCATCTTCCAAGTTATTAATTTGCCTATTTGCTTCTTGAAAAGCACCTGTTGAATCAAGAAGATCCCTAAAGTCTTGTGATGATATATTTCCCTTTCTAATTGCAGATGCAAGCAGAATATTTTCGTCTAATTGCTCTAATCGTGTTGCATATTGATCAATCTGAGCTGCAGTGGCACCATTAATCTTGTTACCAAAAGCAACGCCTTTGTCAATGAGAAGTTGAGCAATAAGAGCTTCAAGCTGCCGTTTCCTTGCCCTAAGTTCTTCGCCGTTTTGTTGATAATTTAAAGTGCTGTAATCTTCCTCACATAATACTCCAGATTCAACACACCTAAATGTGAACTGTCCTTCTACGTCACTTCCATTGTTAATGGTGCTAGAAATCATTTTCAACTTGGCCGCGCCAAGCTTATACAGACTAGATGAGTCAAAAACAGTGATATAAGAGCTACGCAAATCAACTGCAGCCCTTTCTACATCCTCATCGATGCGTTTGCCATCTTCTTCATTGAAAACAATAGTTAACTCATGGCCAACTGGTAACGACGGGCGAGTGCCAACAATTGGCCAAGTCGCGGGCCAATAACTTCCTCTTCCCGTCATGCTAATTCCAAGCAAATCCCTCTCTTCGCTGCCATCGTCGTCCCTATCTTCAACTTGCACCCTGATTGGCACAACGTCATATACGCCTAGTGACGTTGCAGTTGTAGGGGAAAACGCCTGGCTAAAGCCCTCTGGCCTTTGCAGTCCGGAAGTGTTTGCCTTGTAAACAGCGTCAGAAGGAACAATACCTTCCCTAGAAGGATCATCCGCGTTAAGCGGCTCTGGATACGTATTGTGAAGGAACGCAAGACGCCCACCTTCCGGCTGAGAATAAAGCCAGAAACGCTGAGACGGAATATCCCTTAACGGCGTTTGTCCAAAAGCAGTGCGACCGTAGCCAAATTCTTCAATGGGGCCAGCGCCTACGACGGTCAACATTTGCATGAACTGACGTGAGCCAAGGCTATGCACAGCAGACCAAACAAGCGAAGTGTTTACGCGAACACCACCCGCAGGATTCTCTGAAATATTGGTATAAACAAGATTAACCGGATCGCCATAACGCGCTACCTCTTGAAAAGAATTAAAACCATATCGCGGCGCAAAGAAAAGATTACGGCTGCGACGCCCCATTGTTTGCTCTGGAGCTTGTGGCTTTGGAGCAAGCAAAGCTGCTCCTACTTGCGCCAGTGTTCCAACAATGGTCAAAACCAATGCAATGGTTCCAGCCTCGTTTCTTACATCAAGAACAGTACCTTCTTTATTGTCACGATAATTTAACCGCGCTAAATAAAATTGCCAATATTCTTCTTCTGAAATTTGCAGAGCTTCAATCAGGGCTTTTTCGTAAGGAAGAAGCTTGCGCATTGCTATCTCGGCCTAAACCAATGTGCGTATGATAATACGCTTTCGTTGCATTCAATGCTAACGCTTCTTCCTCTGGGGGCTATGCAAAAAGCTCGCCCACCAGCTACTGTAATCAGCGCCGCTTTATCAATGCACATCCCAACATCTCCATCCTTAAGCAAGTCAATTGGAGAGGAATTTTCCTTTAGCCATCGAAATAACAGGCGCCAAGAAAAACTATTTTCATCATATTCTTGATATGCCCAAGCAAAAAGTGAGGCGTAGTCTTTTAGTCCAAGACGACGCCTAATAGTACAACAAAGCTGAAAACAATCCGATTTGCCATTGCCATCTTCGGGACTTGCACCCCATTCATATTGCAAGCCAATTAAATCATTCATCGCAGGCTTACTTCTGCATTCAGTGGCAAGAAACCAACGTTTTTGGAGGAAAATGTTTGTCTTGGGAAAGAAGCCCCTACGCTATCCATCGCACTCCTGAAGCGTAATTCCACTGTAATGTCATCAAAAGATGCACCAACGCCTACATAAAATTCTTCGTATTCAGCAGTTTTTGTGTAGCTGCTGTAATCAGCAATGGAGCCAGTTGTGGCCATCCATACTGTCTTTAAAGAAAGCTTACTAAGACGATTTCCTTCTCCATTTTCAACAAGCGCAATAGTAAAAGCACTATGAGGAAACAAAACGCGCAGCAAGCTATTCTCTCCATTCAATGAAGATAAAGCCCCCTCTATACGGAAAGGGGCGTGACGGTAGCTAGGTGATGCCGATCCGGGAATTGGCACAGAAGAACTGCCGCTATTGAAAAAATAATTCTGATAGTAGTGCGATTGACCGTTTGCTGTTTGAATAAAAAGAAAATGAGCAATATGAATGGACGTTTCCATTGTTATGTTCCCGAATAGTCAAGCTCGCCAATGAGCCTTACTGTAACAGTACTACGTCCATTGAATACGCTTTCTACTTGCGGAGGCTCTGCATATTCCCAGGCAATGCTAGTTGGAGCTTGAACAACACCTTTCAACGTTGCACTCATGCCAGAAAATACAGCATCAGGAAGCGTAAATCGTGAATAACTACCAAACTGGCCGTAGTAATGATCAAGGATGGCTTTTGTATCAGTGTCGCTAATGTTTTCAAATTGAAGATCAATGGAATGACCAAACGAGCGATTGCCAAACACACGCTTGATAGTTGTTCCTGAAAGCCCGCGATAGGTTTTAGTGGGGAACTGCCCTGGCGTGTAAGCTCGCCCTGTTGGTCTAATAGAAGGAAATACTGCCATTAGCGGATACCAATGCTAGAGCGAGTGGAAGGGCTTTGCTTAATCTTATCTAGAGTCATTGACATGCCTCGTTGAGCGCCACCTGCAATGGAAGCACGACGAGTTTCTGCCATTGCTTGCTCTAACTGTTCTCGGCTAACGTATTCTACGCCATTGATCTTTGTCGTTTCAAACTTCATATTTAGAGAAGTGGTTTGAGGCATGCCTGGAGCGTTTCCTCCCATGAGATCGCGGGCAGAACGTCCGCCAAGCTGCACGGGAATTCTCTTGCCATCAGGAAGAGGGACAACAGCTTCGTTGTATTTCCCTTCACCAATAAGACCAAGAGTGGGTCCGCTGACAACACCACCATTAGCAAAGGCTTGGAAGCCTCCCGGAACAACCCCACCATTTGCCCCGGCAAAACCAATAGTGCCAGTAAGCGGGCCTTCCATGGAATACTGACGGAGCCCAGGAAGGCTGTCTGAAATGCCTCCTCCGCTACCCCCCGGATTCCCGCCGCCACCAAGACCGGCAAACAGCTTCGCAATGCCAATAGCGATGTAAGTGGCAATCATCTGCGAAGCTGCTTGAGACAGAGCTTGACCCACGCTTTGCAGGAAGCTTGCAAATACTTCCTTGGCAGTAGCAGTGCCAGTAATCATGCTTGTCACGCCTTCTGTAAGCATATTTGCAAATGCTCCACTCACTCCATCGATTGCCCCTTGAATGCCATCAAAAACAGCCCTGAGCTGCATTGCAGTGGTTTCAATATTGGCAAGCTGAGTGGCGTAGTCAGAATCTCCATACTGTTCCATTGCTTGTTCAAACACGCCGGCAGCGCTGCCAGTGAAGCCGGCTCGCAAACCTCCACCAATAACTCCTAGACCACGCTGAGCTTCAAACAAGCCCTTTTCTTTTTCAAGAAGTTTCCCGTTTTCAATGCGAAGCCTTATTTGTTCCCTCAAGTTATCAATATCAGATTGGATGAGCTTTTGCTCATCAGCCTTAAGCTGAGCAATTTTTTCTTCGATTAAGAAGTTGGCTTCTTGCTCAGGAGTAAGTTCGCCATATCCTTTCTTTAAATTATTAAGCAACATTTCTTGCTTTTCAATTTCCATATTCTCGCTGCGCAATGCATCGACAAATGGTTTTCTAAGCTCAAGCTTTGCTCCTTTGATTGCAATATCTCTTTGCTTTTCTGCAATAGCCAAACCATTGGTAAGCTTAACTTCTTGATCTTTGAGAGCAAGAGCTTTATCTGCAGCACTTAAATTATCAGCTTTAATTTTTTCAGACTCAAGTCGGAATCGTTCCTGTAATTCAGCCCGTTCTGTTTCAAGAGTAAGTTCAGCAAGTTTAATATCGTAAGAAGTTTTTGACAGCAAATTGGCTTGCAATTGCTGATCTAGTACTTGTTTTTCTGCTTCAAAACGTTGCTTAATGAAATCAAGCTGACTCCTGTTGTATGTGTCTAGTTCTTTTCCTTTTTTCGTTTTACCATCGCCTTCGCTTGGCGGAATTGGCTCAAGCACTGCCTGTTGTTGCATTTGTTGATCTTGGAAGGCGATTTCCCTCTGTCTAAAAGCAGCTTCGGCTTGAAGACGTTGAGCCTGAGGCGCCAGTGCCATTGCCTCACTGCGCTTCACATAGATTGGACCACCTGGAGCTTGTTGAGAACGAATTGCTCCTAGTTGCTGAAGCTGACTTAGTTCTTTTTGACTCACTGGAACAAGTCTGTCACCGCCTGGTTGTTGCGCACCCGCCCTTCCAGAAATTTGGCCAATCAATTGATAAGCAGATTGCGCCTGTTGTTCTGCTGCGCGTGCTTCAGTTTGAGACATTGCACGAATGGCTTGCGCAGCCCCCAAAGCCTTAGCCTTTGTATCAGCCAGCGCCTGGTTCATGCTCATGAATTTTTCGATGAGCATACTGATGCCAACAATGACAAGGCCAACACCTGTAGTTGCAAAGAAGGTGCGAAGCGTAATGCCTGCAGTGCGAATAGAAGCAGCAGTCGTTTGAGCCGTTGCTCCTGTTGCTGCCATCATTCCCCTAAATGCGCTTAAAGTGCTAGTTCCAGTGGCGACGCGGGCGTTAAAAATTAAAAGCTGCAATGCATTTGCAGCCCATAGTCCTCTCATCACATTCAGAGCAATATTAATCGGCAACGCGATTGCATAGAGTCTTGCAAGATAACCAACGATAGGATTGCCAGTAATTTGCAACAACACTTTGCTAACTTCCAATGCAATGCCGGCAAATTGTCCAAATTGCTGAATCAAGCCAGAAATGTTAGTGCGAATGCCATCAAAAGCAGGACGTAGTTTTTCAAGTTCTTGAGCAATAGCAAAACCGCCTGAAGTTTGTGCCGCTGCCCCTGTAAAGAACGCATTAAACCCATCAGAAATTTGTTTAATGCCATTAGTTAAAGGCACAACAACGCTATTAAGAAAGCCCACTGCAACAGGTTCAAAGCTCTCATACAACAGAGCCATTGAATTCTGCATGCGATTGAT